AGATGCAATTGCTTCTAATGTTGGGTTGGCCGATCCGCCAATTGATCCCCAGCCAGCCCCACCAAATCCTTCAAATGCAGCCGCGGTGCTGTTGTATCGTATCTGTCCAGTGACACCCGCAGGTCTTTCAAGATCAGCACCTACCGGAACCTTAATTGCAGTGGTTCCTGCTAAATCTATGTATGCAGTCTGATCGTTTATGATCGTGGTGCCTTGTATTTTGATTGCCATCTTCGCTTCCCCTTATGGATACTCGGCTATTTGGTTCTATTTATACTTCGTGGTTTCTATATTCTCTACGCGATCTGACAGTGTTTTAAAGCCGTCAATTAAGATGGCAATTAAAGGAATGTAATTCACATACTTCTTACCGGATGTATTTGTCACCAATTCAGGCAGTATTTGCTCAAGTTGCTGAGCAATTACACCGTAGCTTCTAACACCAGTTTCTTTCCAATCGAATGATATTGTTTCAATGCTATTAAGTATTGCATTTGAATTGTAGATTTTATTTGGGTTATCTTTAAGTGTAATATCAGAGAGTGAATTGAATTCAGTAGCGTTTAGTGTTCCAGTCGAAGGGTTGTAGAATAATTTTGTAGATGAAACAAACAGATCATCCGTGGCACCAGAAGTATTGTTTACAAACGTAATGTATCTCGTGTTGTCAGTTGCAACATCATCAGTTATTACAAGATCTGCTCCAGCGCCAGCACTTCCAGTAAATCCAACATTTCCCTGCGAACCTGTGAAGCCATTTGAACCAGAATATCCACTAGAACCACTAAAGCCATCTTCTCCTTTTGATCCGGCAAAGCCTTGTGGGCCGACATCACTTACATTAATAACCCCTGCCATACTTGCGTGTATAGAACACTGGTAATATAGAGTACTTGGGGCATTGTATGGCAATCTAACGATCACTATCCCATTTTCAGCGCCATTATTAGTAACACCGTCATTATATTGACTGCCAGTACCGGTTACTTGTGCTGTCTTAATGTAAAACGGATGTCCCGGAGCTGCGACGTTGAAAGCATACGTAAACCCACGAATGAGATTCAAGGTCGGCTGAGATGCACCGTCAATGATATAATTCGAAGAACCATTATTAGTTACTGTATATTCTCTTCTGCCTTCTATTCCAGCTGATCCTGTAAAACCTTGTGAACCTGTGAAGCCAAAAGATCCAGCAAACCCAGTTTCACCTTGGGAACCGGAGTAACCCAAGGAACCAGTAAAACCTACATCTCCTTGTGAACCAGTAAACCCAGTATCAGCCGCTTCGCCCGCAACACCTTGCGAACCAGAATACCCCATATCACCTTTAGACCCGTCAAAGCCAGTTGTGCCTCGACTGCCTGTAAAACCAAACGAGCCAGTAAAACCAACAAGGCCCTGTGAACCCGTGTAACCCAATTCACCTTGTACACCCTGCGAGCCAGTATACCCAAAAGAACCAGTATACCCTACATCTCCTTGAGAGCCAGTATAACCTTGAGAGCCAGTATAGCCGACGAAGCCGCCCTGTCCAGTCGAACCAGTAAACCCTTTACTTCCGGAATAACCTCGCGAGCCTGCATAACCCAAATCTCCTTGAGAGCCAGTAAAGCCAAACGAACCAGTAAAACCAACAATACCCTGAGAACCCGTATATCCTTGGGATCCATCAAATCCTGTAATACCTTGAGAGCCAACAAATCCAGTTTCGCCTTGAGAGCCAGTATAACCTTGAGAACCTGTATAGCCTTGAGAACCCGTATAACCTATAGAAGCAGCTTCGCCGGGAACACCTTGTGAACCTACGAAGCCAGCGCCTTGACTTCCCGTAAAGCCCCGAGAACCGTCAAACCCCTTATATGAACCACTTATAAAACTACTTAAAACTGTCATTTACTTTACCTTGTTATACTAGGAAATTTCCGGTATTTGTTGATGGATACTCTCTAGTGTTATTTATATTCCCCCAGATTATGCGAACTGCGCCGGAGCTGCCGCCGTAGCCTGTGCCACCCAATGTAGTAGATGGTACGATGTTACTGTTCCATCCACTGCCGCCTTGCCCGCCACCGCCTGCAAATATCGGACCAACTGAGCCATTCCTTATAGCCCCACTGCCACTGACCGCACCAGATGTACCTTCTGCTATAATTCCAACCCGACCTCCATCGGATACGCTACCGGCTCTGTTTCCTCCAGCACCGCCGCCGCCAGTTCCAGCAGCCGCGACTGTTGGGCCAGGTGCATATCCTGCACCCGCGCCGCCGTCACCAGAATAACCGGCAGCGCCTCCACCACCGCTGGGACTTCCGCCCAGTTCCTGGGTGGAGTGCTGTCCACCGTTGCCACCGTTGCCACCGCCAAGTCTTCCAGTACCACTAGACAAAATACTACCAGAACCGTCAGGACCAATTGTACCGTATACGCCACCGCCTTCACCGCCACCTGCACCCAATAACGACGTGCCAGAAAAACTATCTCGTCTTATATAAGTAGACAGTCCGTCATTACCATGATTACCTTTGCCTATGCCAGCACCTGAACCAGTTCGATTGGCGCCACCAGAACCTACAGTAATGTAAAGAATCTCGCCAGGAGTGACACTGAATGTTCCATATGCGAGTGCACCGCCACCGCCACCACCACCACCGGACGTAGCATTTGTTGAAGTTCCTTTATTTACGCCACTGGCACCACTACCACCGCCGCCTATAGCAACAGCAGACAACTCTGATATTCCCAAAGGCACAACAAACTCATATAGCGACTCGGTTTGCGAAGAACTCAATTGACCATAATACACCTCTTCTGGCAGTGCTTTATTTTCTATTGTTACCTCATGTGAAACTGATCTTGTTTGGTTTCCGGCACTGTCGGTCGCGGCCAGTGTTATTCTGAAAATTTCAGCATCAGGTTCTACAACATAAACTGCGTATATACCGCTAAATGTAGCAGTAAGATCCCAGGTCGCCAAAAATTCGGAAGTGCTCAAATCCCACGGTGTAAGCAATTTATATACGTGTACTTTACCAGAGTCATCAGACAAATACATTTTTGTGCCTAATAGTGGGTCCACAAACACATCAGACACACTAAATCCTACAGTAAGTGTATGTGAGAGAGTCCAGTTGTTGCATTGGTTTGCGACTCCGCTGTACTCCAACACTACAGTAGGTGATAGACTCGAGACGAATGCCCTTGTACCATCACGGCTTACGGCAATCCCTGATGGAAGAGAAGTAGCAGCAGAAATATCGAGAGTTCTTGCAGGTGCGTCTGGAAAAAGTGGACTCCATGCTGGAATATCATCTTGCAATATGGTCTGAATATCGCGATCTACTTGGAATAGTATTGTTCCTGTTTCATCTATCCACATCCCTTGATGGTTGCCGCCGGTACTCCCATAACTTCCTGTGACTGCGGTAGGATTTATTGTGCTGAGATTCCACTGATCTACGCTAGGGGCTGCAGTCAATGAATACTCTCTAAACTGATCGTTCGTCGCATCTTGTAGCCACATTTTACTACCATCAGGCTTAAAAAACATGCCTAAGTTAGAACTTGATTCTACCTCGTTGTATGTTTCTTGTAATACAGGGGAAGAAAGTTTTCTATCTGTTGAATATCTTTTGACAGTTTTGGATCCTAAACCAGAATCTCCTAGGACAAAAATAAGAGTATCATCATTTTGAGTTGTCGTTGTGGACAATTGAGCAGAATTGTTTGTCAAAGAAAACTGACCAGACAATGACGAAGTAATATCATTGCTATTAATACCATCGATGGTGTAATTTACTGTAGTGCCATTTGCAAGAACTATGCCCTCGGCATCAAGTGTTATTGTAAATCCATTGCCTTCAGAAACCAATGCGGTAGAGCTTAATAAATTAAACCTTACCGACGCCAAGAAATTTGCCAATACCATGTGTAAATTGCCTATTGACATTAGAATATAGCCCCACCCACAACACACTTATTAGTATCAACAAACAACACAGTACATATTCCTCTTGTAGCTAAGGTAACAGAAGACACGTTGGTATTTACACCGGATATATATGCAGTAGCAACAGAGCATGTAATTGTTGCATTTCCTGTAGTATCGTTATAGATGGTAATTACATCGCCAGGCGAAAACACGCTATTTGGAATTGTAATACTTCCACCAGTTCCTATCGAAACGTATTCGCCTTTGTCTGCAATCGCTAAGGTATATGATGTCGTTTTATCTGTGCCTGCACTTGGTACTGTATTTACACCTTGCGAGCCTGTAAAGCCGATGGACCCCTGTGAACCTGCAAAGCCTGTAGAGCCTGTATTACCGCTTGAGCCTTGAGAACCTGAAAATCCACGAGAACCTGTGAAGCCTGCAACAGTACTTGCCTCACCTGCAGGTCCCTGAGATCCGGAAAACCCACGAGAACCTGTAAAGCCTGTATCAGCTACAGCTCCTTCTATTCCTTGTGCACCACGGGAACCTGTAAAACCTATATCGCCTTTTGAACCTGTATAACCAATTGCGTCAGCTGCGCCCGGAATACCTTGCGAGCCTGTATACCCAAGATCGCCCCCAGATCCTGTATAACCAATTGTGCCGAAAGAACCTTGCTCTCCTTGAGAGCCAGTGTATCCGATTGCTTCTGCTGCCCCAGGGACACCTTGCGAACCTGTATAACCAACTGCGTCAGCTGCGCCTGGAATACCACGGGAACCTGTAAAACCTACATCGCCTTTCGATCCTGTATAACCAATTGCATCAGCTGCGCCTGGAACACCTTGTGAACCAGTAAAGCCGATGTTGCCCCTAGATCCATCATATCCTGTGCCAGCAGAGCCTGTAAATCCAACAGGGCCCTGGTTTCCGACGTTGGCATAAAGCTGCCAAGTAGATCCGTCCCATGCAAAATCTACACGGACATTAGGAAGATCAATAACAAGGTCTTGAGCAGAACCTTCAATTGTGTTGCCATTGCCATCTACAATTAAGTTGAAAGTCTGAAAACTACTTCCGTCTGCAATCGTTATGACACTGCCTTCTTCTGGGTTGAGAGGAAAAAATATCGTAAATGTGCCGCCGCTAGTATCTGCAATAATACCATCTTGGTTGATCGCTGTGTAGTTTGATGTCTTTCTTGCCCAATTAAGAGTAGCATTCAGTCCAGCAGATCCTGTAAAGCCAAAAGATCCTGCAAATCCCTGTGAGCCTGTGAAGCCACGGGAGCCATCATATCCACGAGATCCTGTAAAACCAATAGCACCGAAAGATCCAACAGATCCTGTAAAGCCTTGAGAGCCAGTAAAGCCAAACGAACCAGTGAAACCACGAGATCCTGTAAAACCACGAGATCCTGTAAAACCACGAGATCCTGAAAAGCCCCGAGATCCATCAAATCCTGTTGAGCCTGAGAAACCTTGTGAACCTGTGTATCCAAACGAGCCCGTATAGCCAATAGAACCTGTAAAACCGGTTGGGCCCAAGATAGGTCCTATCACGTTGAATTCAGATCCGTTCCACACGTAAAGAATTGCTTCATCTTCTACAAAGTATGCTGTGTTTGTCTCGTTGCCTACAGTAGGAAGGTCATTGGCAGTGGGTACTGCGTCTTCGAACGTAAAGCCCTCTCCTCTTTCGCCGCGAGAACCTGTGAAACCACGAGAACCTGTAAAACCAAACGAACCTGTGAAGCCGCGGGAACCTGTGAAACCAGAACTAACAGGCAGCCAAATATATCCATCCGATGCGTAAATTACATCATCATCGCCATAAACCATTGCTCCACGGTATACGGCCGGGTCCAGACCGATCGGTGTTGGTTGAGGCAACCCGTGTGACAGAAGCTGCGTTCTACCTCGTGTTGTTTTAAACGACATCATCTTGCTCCGCTTGTCCTACGGTATATGAAATTGTTATGTCGATTGCACCATTGACAGATGCAAGAACATCCAACGTATCTCCCCTAAAGATGAACTGACCGTTCAGTGGAATTGGTATCATGTCATTTACTGGAATCGGCACATCCTTCATAACAAAGAAATATGTCCCTGTATTGTTGCCCAAGTCTTCTTGATTTTCTCTGTAGATGCGAATACTCACTGTTGCGGTTGCTGCTGAAAAGTTAGAAATAAGAAGAGGGCTGATAATTTCCCCGACGCCAGGAACAATATCAACTCCGCCACCGAATGACTGTTGCGGAACTTCGTATGAAGGAACTTCAATAATTGAAACCCAGTCTGTAGTAAGTGTTGTACTAAAAGCAACGGGTTTCGCGTCTGGAGCTTGACTTGTGATAATTAGCTGTGTTGTCATAGTGTTGTCCTACTGTTAGCGGCTCTTCTAGCCAATCTTCTTACTGATGATGTGAAGGGGCGACCTTCAAGTCGCCCGGTTCTTCCGTTAATTTTCAAACCTCTCGCAAAATACTGGTTATTAAGTTCGTCAGCACCTGACCAACGGACTCTACCAAGATCTTCTTGGAGAACAGAACCGCTTGCTGCAAGCGGAGTTCCCACTCTTCTGAAGTTCAACGGAAGAGCGTTCGTGTTAACACCAGCGCCAGCAAGGTTGAACTGATGACCAATAGATTCAATTAGACTTCCGAATTGTAATTTTTTAGGTTTCAATAGTGTTGTTTTAAGTAATATAAACAACTCGTCCAGCATAACGAGTTCTGGCGTTGTCAATGTCACGTTATTTACTATATATTCTTCTATTTTTCCATATGCAAATACAAACGAATCTAAGACTGATGTGTTGTTCGGACCGTCATTTATCCATGCAGAACCGCTCCAGTAATATATATTTCCTTCATAGTAATTATTAACTGTCACTGCAACAATATATGCATCATTTACATTAGGCAGAAGAACACTTTCGTCAAGAGAAGCAATGCTGAAAAGACTTTTAATATATGTCAAGCCATCTGTTACTGGGTTGAATACTCTGAAAACATGATCTCCCTTATAATCGAAAAATCCAGCTGCATAGTTTCGAATTGGTGATTGATTGCCAGATTGGAAGTCATACACAAGAGAAGTTATAAGATTCCCGGTATCCCTTCTAGTAAAGATTTCATCAATGAAGTTATATTCAAGATTGATATAAACTGCTGTGTCAATTTTAATTTTCTCTGCGTCAGCCTCGATCAGTTCTTTACTTTCGATGAAGTTGGATGCAACCCAATCGAAATCTGGTTCAAATCCAAGTGCAAGTGCGCCAAGAGTATTTTGTTTAATTACAGTTGATATAATACCTGTTAGCCGTGCACATAGCAGAGCTTCTACGTCCGATGCAACATTGCCTGATATTACCTGAGTAGGTAATGTGCCAACAACCGCAAGTGCACATTGGCTGCCTAGGTATTCGATAGCTGCGGCAGTGGATGCTCTCTGATCAGCGGGCAATTGACTCGAAGATCCAAGAAAATAAGCTTGTGCATTGACTATAGAAGCAAGGTTGCCACCGTAGTTTAAATCGTGTGAAAGCGCATCAATGATGTACCCAGTATCTCTAACACACGTGGCTGTGTTATACGATATAGAAGGATGATTCGTACCAATCCAACTTATTACGCTATCTATAATCAGAGATCTGTTTGCTAGCAATTGAGTTCTTGCACTTACTTGATTTGGCACACCAGAATCTGCGAAAGTGAGGACATTTGCATTTGCACTTCCGTTTACTAATATGTCAAGCGTTTCATCAAAAGAAGCGTTTGATCTTGTTATGCTTGGAGCATCAGTTAGAAGTGCAGCAACTGCATTCCTAGCATATACAATTCCACCAACAGTTTCCTCTAACTGATCAGTAATTACAAGGGCGGACATTGCTCTTCTGTATGATATACCATTTACTATTGACCAATAGTTCGTATCAAGAGTAATATCTCTTCCCACACCATCTAGTATATAACCAATGTCTCTTTTGCACTTAGTTGAATCATAACCTTGGTAGCCTAGATCAGAAACAAGCGCGTCCCATACATAATCAGTGATGTCGTCTTTAATTGCCGTTATGTCAGCAGCGGCCTGTTCGCCTACGACCATAAGGTCTGTGTCTGACACCTCGAAAGGATCTACTACAAACGTCGAACCTTTCGAGCGCATTGATATGTCGCCGAATTGAGTGCCTGAGTTGTTTAATGTAACCTGGCCGCCATTGAGTGCGAAGAATGCACATCTCTGGAATATTGTGATAGAACCAATTCCGTTAATACCAGCGCCATTCTTAGCAACATATCCTAGCCCGTTTGGCGAGCGAGGAGTAGCACCAAAAGCAAGCATGTATGGGAATATTGAATTTTGATTTAATACTGATCTGTCTGCAAGAAGCATGCCGCCGCCACGGCCGACCAATGAGTTAGGATGGTCAGTACCGCCAAGATCACTAATTCCGCCTAGACTGTTTGTTGGATTTAAAGGGGCAGCAATTGTTTTGCGTCTATAGTTTGAAATTTGACTACTATCTCTTATATAAGGAGATCGAAGAATAAGAGCACCAGGTCTATATGCTACTGCAAATCCCTTAGTAGGGTTATCAAAACTGTCAACTTGCTGGCCTATAAATGCAAACCCTTGCACATAGCATCCAGATCCAACTAGGAAGACATTGTTTACTTCATAACCTTCTTGCATAATGATATTTGTTGCGTACTGGCCGTTTGTGGAGACGACAGAGCAGTCGTCTGGTAACGCCAAATTGCCTTTTGTGTAGTAACTACCTGGAAGTACAGATATTGCTACAGGAGTCAAGCTACGCTGTGCTGCAGCAAAGCCATCTTCAAGTGTGTTGTAGGGCTTCATGTAACTTCCGTTGGCGGAAGTTGCGGAATATCCATCAGCTGAAATGTACACTTTTGTAGTTTTCTTGAATTCGTCAGCAATGCTAGCTGTCAAGTCAGCCCAAGAAAAAGATACAATGGTATCGGCTGACTGGTCTTTTAGCAGGAAATGATCATCTTCAGCAACAGTATCGGTTAGGACAGGAAGATTTGAAAATGTCGGGTTTAAAATATCAATAACATCGAATGACGAGTTTCTTATGGTAACATTAGATATGTCACCGCCTGTAATATTAATATCAGAAAAATCTTCTTGCTGTATAGCGTTTACAAGTTCTTTTCGTGTAATGTTCTTAGTACCAAGATCACCAGCTTCTACATCAACTGTAACAAACAAATCGTTGGTTTTTGTTTGAATACCGGCCTTTGGTAATAACTCAGAGATTTTTGACATAGTCTGCCTTTTCCATGTGGTGTTATTTGATTCTATTTATACTTTTTGAGTTGACAGAAATGTGTTGACCTAGTCTGCCTTATCCATGCGGTGTCATTTGATTCTATTTATACGTTTGAGTTGACAGAAATGTGTTGACATGCTTCAAAGTGAGTGGTATAATGGATTTATCCCCTATAATATGATAGAGTGTGTGTAGGTCCGTTGTAGTGGAATTCTTAGAGATTTAAGGGAATGTAGGATCGACAGGTGCAGTTGGTGACAACTGTGTCTTTGTTCCACTTCCGTTAAGTGGAACTGTAAGAGTAGCATTTTTTGAGAAAGTATAAGAGTTGCCATTAAACGATATTTCCGCGTAGCCCTGCCTTGCAGGCGCACCCGAATATCTAAAGTCGTGACCTTGTCCACCAGCGCCCAGTTTAATTTTTATTGTGTCGCCTATGTTGACATTAATCGTGCCCGACACGATTTTACCTGCCTCGCCGCCACGTCCTCCATTGCCACTGGAATCAAAAGTACTAGGGCTGTCACCACCACCACCGCCGCCCCCAGATCCCCAAGCGCCAGCTCCAGGTGAACTGCCCCTTTGTTTTAAGCCACCGCGTCTACCGCCCGTGTTTGGAAACCAACCAGATTTTCCATCCATTTGGGTAAGATCATTATAGCTATTCGCAAATGATCGACCAGCTGTTCCTCCCGCGGCAGTTTTCTTTACTGTGTTGTTAATCGCAAAGGTAGAACTTCCGCCAGGAGCAGGATATATGCCAGCGCCAGCGCCACCGTCATCTTCTCTGCCAGCACCTCCACCACCACCGCCTCCTATAATTTTATAGGTTACAGTATAAAAAGTAGGCAGTGCTGGTCGTACTGCAATAAATACATTTGCTGATCTACTAACTGATTGAGTTACGTTGCCTGCATATGTGGCGGTAACAGTAGTATTTGTTGCAAGCAATTGGTAATTAGTGGTTGATGTAGCACCACTTCCTGAATATGTTGGAGATACAGATCTCGTGCCAGTTGAAGATACGGTCCCAATTCCTACTAATTCAACTTTGGTCGCACCTGTAACACTCCACGATAGAGTAGCACTGTCACCTGAATATATAGTGGCAGGGCTTCTAGAAAATGTGATGCTGGGTGCAACAGGAGGTGTGATAGATTCATCAAGTATCACAACAGTAGATGATGTTGATACTATAGTACCAGATACCGAGCCAGTTCTTAGTTGAATATTAAATGACTGAGTGCCCTCTGTTAACAGATCCTTTTTAAGTGTCCTTGTAAATTGTGCAGCGTTGTTAACAATAGTAATAGAACCCGTTAGAGCAGAATCAGTAAAATCTGCTGCTGTTGCAGAACCAGATGTTGACCAATACAATTTGGTGCCGTCTACTATAGCGGTAGTTCTGACTTGGAAAGTTGCAGTGGAACCTTCTGGGATTGAACCTGCCGAAGTCACAACACTAAACGATTCGTTTACTGAACCATAAAAATTAGAGAAAAGAATTCTGCCAGATGTTGGTATATTAATATTTTCTGTGCCACTAGGAACACGGACACCGCTGCGATAGTATTCACTTACATCATGAGGTGCAGTTCCGCCAAACTCTGCTACTACGTCCGCGCTTAAACCCAGAGCTCCAGCCGATTTAATTACCATTTTTAAAAACTTCTATTTCTTGCTTTAACTCTTTGATCGCTTCTATCAAGAGGCCTACAATATTTCCGTATGCTACAGATTTATAGTCTCCATTGTCAACAACAACTTCAGGTATTACTTTTTCAACTTCTTGTGCAATGACACCCATGCCGTTCTTGTCATCTTTTGTAAAATAGACTCCTCTTAGCTTTAAGACTTTTTCTAACGCTGAATCTATTGTTACGACGTTACTCTTTAGGCGAATATCAGAGAACGCAGTCACGTCACCAGAAGCCAAAATACTGCCATTGACTGTCAATGCTTGAGTTGGATTTGAGTTGTTGATTCCTACTCTTGCAGTTGCACCAATCCAAGTCACTCCACTTATTGCAACATTCCCAGTACCATTTCCTACTAGTAGCTTGTTTGCTTGAAGAGTTGCAAGTCCTGTCCCGCCACGCACCACGGGCAAAGCTCCGGCAGTGATCTTGTCCGCATCAAGATCGGGTATTCTTGCCACGTCGAATGTTCCTGTGCCAATAGCATTGGGATCAATGTTGGTTATGAGAGACCCGTCGCCTTGGAGCTTTGCTACAGTAAGAGTTCCATTCTGATCTAATCTTAGCTGGGGGTCTACTCCAACTCCAGTTCTTATTACAAATGGTGTCGAAGCGTTAGCTGTTTCAAGAGCTACGTTCCACGTAGTGACTGCACCGTTTGTAAGTCTTATTATAGGTCGAAAGCCAGAACTTGCAATCACGTCTAAAAGGTTTTCTTGGGATCCTGGTCCGTTAATTCTAAGAGGCGAGTTTACATCAATGGAAAGTTCTGCGTCAGTTTCACGAGTTATCGAACTTAATGCAACGTCTGATATTGTAGAAAAATCTGCAACAAAAGCACCTGCGGAAAATTCTCCATCAATTGCAACATTGCCTATTCTTGGAACTGGGGTTCCTGCTGTTACAACAAGAGCACTATCATTTATTACGCTAATAACCTCATTGGTTCGGTTTAACCAAACCTGAAAGGTGTCTGATATTACGATTGGGTCTACAGTTGACATTTAATTACCTATTCTCTAGTCTTATAACAGTTTCGCTCAATCTATTTATACACTCTGTCAAAGACTTCACTTCTAGTCTCAGATCTGTTAGTTCCTTTGCCCGATTTCTTTCTGCCTGGTACTTTTTTAATTCTTGTAGATTTGTTTCGACGATTGCTTTTGAAAAATTATCTCTTATCATTGGAAGGAAATCCCTCTATAATCTAGTACCTTTGGCACTCGAGCAACATCGTCCGAAAGTAAATCAATCCGAATCGAGAACGATCTAAACGAATAGTATGTGCCAGTGGAATTTGTATATGTTGTAATGCCAGCGAGTTTTTCTGTTTCTGGTATTTCAAATACAAATTCCTTATAATCATTCACGTTTGATGTGCTAGAGAATAGTGTAGAACCTTCAATTTTGTCCAATTCGAACCATTCGTTGTTACGCAACGAAACAGGGTCATCGCCATTCTTTACTTTCAGGTAAACCTTAATGTCAGAACCTATCGGTCTGTATCCTGTGAGATACAATCTAAAGTCTTCTGCATCAAATCCTTCTTGTAATTCCACTCTTTTGGATATGTACTTAGAAGTAGTTTCGACAGTGTCTGTTATATTATAGACATATGCAAATATCTTGGCAGTTTCAATGTCAACAAGCGGGGTGGTTGTTGCAATGGAATCTTTCTCAAGTGTGAGAACTACACGCAAGTTCTTGTCGTTTGTGATATCATTTGATTTACTATAAACAACACAACCCTTTTCGTTGAATGCTTTTTTGTCTGCAAAGCTGAACTCACTTGTATAAGCAGCATTTCCAGGCGCAGCAGGGTCTATCGCCTTCACTGCAGTTCTAACATTCGTATTTGTGTCAGTTATTCTATTGACCATAGCCTGTATGTAGCTCAATTCAATGTTATCAACTGAAACAATTGAAGCAGTTGCTCCGCTATCAATGCCGTATATAATCCCAGCAGATGCAAATATTCTTGTGTCTCTTGCAGACGAATCTTCAAGAACTAAGAAGTCTGGCTTTCTGGTATTAAAATAATTGATTTTTCCTGCAACTACTGGTCTTGAATTTATGGTACCTGCAAACTTTGGAAGCTTGTCTACAATAATTTGGGTAGAATTTGTGACAGATACGACCCGCAGAAGATCTTTTTCTCCTGAAGTGTGTTCAACATACACATAATCGCCTGCGCTGTAATTATTTAGAGCAGAACCTGTAACTACATTTGTTGTTACGTTGAGAACTAACTGATATGTGGTACCTGCCGCAGCAGTGAACACGTATGCAAGTTCGTTGTTAGCAAATCCACCTACAGTATTTTGAATGGAGAAGAATTCTGCGTTATCAGTTTCTAATTCGACAGTACCCTGGTCAACATTGAAGTTGTAGCGATAAAGATCAAACCTGATATCCTCATCCTGATACGAGTTCCATGAGCGGTTGTTTGTCGACGTAAACAGAACACCGTCACCCCAATCCGAATTTACAGCAGTTCCTGTTAAGAGGTCAGTGCCTCCTACTTTCTGTGTAAAGATTAGGTAGTCTGGGTCTGCTGCGTCTGGCATTACAACTATTGCGTATTCTTTTTCGGTGTCTAGTCTTACAGGAGCCTCGAAGATTATAGAAGTTACGACTGATGCGTCATTGGATATGTTCACTTGGGATGCTCTTAGGTGTATCTTTGAAAAAGGAAGTATTTCAAAGCTAGGATATCCGTTTTCTACTTCTCTTATCATCACAGTAATGCCATTAGTGGCACTTTTTCTGCTAAAGTAAAGATCGAGTCTTCCTAGGTATAGGCAATCCGCCCCTTGTGTCATGGTATCTTTAACAAAGAAGGTCTGTGCGAGAGGATCTCTTGGTGGGTCGCGGTCATCTCTTTCGCTTCTTTGTATTACCGGTGGAACTGGCGGTATGTTTCTTATAGTAACCGAGTTTGTGGTCGTGACAGAGCGCGTGCTCTTAATGTCAAACTCTGGTTTTCTTGTAGACATCGTTAGCCCAGTTTTTTCAATGCTGAAGTTATATGCGTTGAATTTCAGTCTTCCTGCTGATGCAGCAGCGCTTTCTATATCTTCGAATGTGCCGACGTCTGCAATTACTAATTCTCTTTCGCCAATGATAAACGTATTGCCTGGGATTTTAAATATAGCAAACAATTCTCCGTTACTGTTTGTTGTAACGGAGGTTCCAAATTTTCCTGCTCTACGGACTCTATCACCTGAAGTTGCTCCAGAGATATCACTGCGTAGCGTTCCAGGCGCAATGAAGTCATCTACAATTTTTTCGTCAAAGAAGAAGAAGTGTTGCGTGTTCGGTCTTAGACCATACATTTCGACAGAAAGCTCAATCGATTTGATGTAAGGCTTGTATTGGAAATTGGTAACAAAGTCGCCTACAAATTCCTCTTGTGCAGGTCCACTAGCAACATTTAATTCTTTAAATATGTTTTTGAATGTGTCGGTTGTAGTAGTTGTAATCTGCCTACCTGCCGCAGCATTTCCAGTTTCAGACACCTTGTTCGTCGATTTGATCTTTTTCTTTTTCGAGGACGTGAGAGGCACGAATTCGCTTATTGCCTCAGCAAATTCAGCAAATGGCGACACAAGATCGATTGCGTATGTCTTTGGAGTCGTTACAGTGTCATACGCAACATCGTATTCTGGGGTAAGGTAACCAGTGCCTTTGTAGCTATAGAAATTGCTTGTACAGGTTCTAACATTTGTTGCATACTGCTGTCTCAAAAACCGAACATACTGGTTTGAACTTAGCGTAGCAGTTTTGTTGTCTACATCAAACGATTGGGTATCAGTAAATCCTTTCACCTTCAAGTTCAAAGGGAATTGTCTAAAGCTTGGGTATAGAGCATTTTCAGTAAAGTCAACAGAAGAGTTGAATGTGGGATCGCTGACGTCAGCAATTGACAGGTCGTTAAACGGATCCACTACGATTCCATTTTTAAATCTGTTCAAGCCGTTTTCATCTTGAATTAGCAAATCACGTGTTGCATTTTCTAGCGCAGTAAGCTGCGTGTAGTATGTGATTTGATCAAGTTGCGAAGAAATTTTATCAATGTCTTGCATAGTGTATGTTTTTGTAGTTTTTCTCGTGAGCTGCAACGTCTCGTTTCTGCGACCCAATCTTGCAGCAAGTTCAGAGGACAGCAAAGGATATCCAGGAACTGTTATTTCAGCAATAATAGAATTTTCGCTCTTGTCAATTGCGTTGGCGGAATTGCCAGTAACGTCGCCAACAATATATTTGAAGCGACCATAAGAGTTGCCCACAATATAATCTACTCTGCTTCCGTAGTATTCAATGTCAACAGAAGCGCTAGTATTAAATGCAGGAACCACGTGATTTATGTCTATATCAAATAACTGTGTTGCGCTTGTTGGTAGAGAGACACCTGGTGCTAGCGTAGTAGCACCCCCAACAGTTGCGGAATAACTAGCAGTCGCTAGTCTATAAGGTCTAAAGTCTATTGACGATTTTAAATCAAAAACGTCTCCGTTTTCTGTCTCGAAATACGAGACGTATTCTTGGTCAATGTTAACATAGCTATCTACTGTAAAGAAGTTAATATCAGAGCTTACATCTACTTTGAATGTTCTTACTTTTATAGTCAACGCTGCGTTGTTAGCAGGTAAAGTGCGGCCAGGTATCTTTTCGATGTATGAGTGGTCATAGAAATTGTCTTTTTGGTTTTTTACTAAGCGGAAGCTACTAGTAAAATCTTTATTCGAAGAGTCTACTATGCTAATAATCTCAGCTACATCAGGGAGACCTAACGTATATTTTGATATGTCTGCATCTGTTTTGTATGTGGTTTTTACATACACATCAAGTAGTTGTTTCACTCTTTGTTCAGCACTTGTAAGTTTTGCGTTATAATAAACTGTTACGTTTTGCGTGCCTGCAGATGTTGTAATAACAAGGTTGGATCCTACAATGGCAGTATTTGTAATTGTCGAAGCAGTATTATTGTTACTTTGTATTACAAGAACATCTCTTAGTGTTTCCGCATCAAACACTTCATCGACCGCTGGTTCTACTGTTATGGTACCAGCCGAAGAAGGTGCAACTTTACTTTTTCTAATGCTGAACGACATGTCTGAAAGTGATTTTACAAAAGATTTGTTTGCATCAAAGATTAGTTTTGATTCGGACGAATTGATGATTTTTGGCGTTATCTGAATTTGCCCATTAGTAGAACCTTCTTTCACGTAGCCAACATTTTCAAATGCTTGACCTGTGTTCATACGAATGGCATATAGATATACCCTGTCTCTCGTGTAGTTTTTAACAATAGCGGAACCAATTGCAACAAGTGACGAGTTCAAAAGTGAAACGTTGGCCATGGTGCCTATCGTGACACTACCAGTTGCTGCTATGACTTTACAGAAGCCGCCGTAATTGAAGTTTACTGGTTGGCTGTTAATGTCGAATGTTACAGTATTTGCATTTGGAACTTCGAATATTCTTTTTGAATCGTTTGCAATGCGATATCCTTTTGAATATGCGATTCCTTCGCCCATTTCAACAAAGAATGTGTCTGTTGCATCGTTCTTTACAATTTCAAATTGAAATTTGTTCTTCGTAAAGTCACCGTTTGTTTCGTACGTTCTACGTGCAAGCTCTTTAGCAATCGAATTAAATTCAGAGACGTTTCTTGTTTCGACTGCGTATCCATTTTCATATCTACGAAGAATGAAAAACTCAGCATCAGCTTCTGCTGCTACTGTATTCAGTGCAATCAATCTTGGGACGAGTAGCAATCTGTCCGCACCGGGGGCGTTCTCGTTCGCTGAGCCGTTTGCGTTATCAAGCAGTGAAGTGTCCTGTTGGGAGTTAACGATTGACTCATCAACTGCGTAACCCACCGATGTGTTATTAGGCTGAATTGCAAAGGGGTCTTCTTCATCAACTTCAGACAAATATTTACTAACAATGACTGTTTGATCATCAACGAATAGGAAGTGCCCACGCTGGAACACAATACCTTCGGATGAGTTAAGACCGAACGACTTTCCGATTGGGCTAGAGAAACCTGCAACTGAAGTGCTTGCTACAATGCCGTTGTCTATAGTTGTTTCGCTCGATACGCCCTCGACAACTTGTGTTCTAAGGATGTATTCTCTTACTGAAAGTGAATCGTTAGGTTCATACACTTTCTTTTCAATGCCTTCTACTTCAACGGTGTTTAGATATACCATGAAGAACGTGTTAAGGTCTGGTGCTCTACTTTGAAAACCACTTGTTCCTTGAATAATAAGAGACTTGAGACCCGAACTGTCTTCTATCTCGAAGTAATATTCATCAACCGTGCCGTCAATCTGAACTACAGTACGCTCGATAAAATCTTCTGGTCTTGCTCTTCCTCCACCACCAGCAAGTAGAATACTATCTACAACTTTTGCATATTGAAGGTTGCGAATCTCTGTGAATGTGCAGCCCTTAATGATTGAACCTTCTTTATAGATATTCTCCCCAAACTGTTCAATTTGGTTTTGAAGCGTTGTTTGTAGCTGAGTCAATTCTCTCGCTTGAACCGCAAAGCCAGGCTTAAAAAGCACTCTATAATATTTGTTGGCAATATCATAGTCGTCAAAGTACGGTGCAATATTCAGATCTGTTTTGATACTCATGGTGTGCTTTTATCCTTAGAAGTCTATGATTAAACGTATTTGCTCAGCTTTGTCTTCTGTTCTATCAATTGGTGTCGAATCCGCAATAAATAAAACATCTCCGCTATCACCAACATACGGTGAATATTCAATAGTATTTATACCAAAACTTGTAGAGTTGATTGTTAGTGGAAGTGAATCCACAAAACTTTCAGAATAAGGGCCTTTGTAGTCCGAAAGATATATTGTATTTTCTGCTGCAATCACTTGATGCACGATGCCTTGAACCGGTTCTTGTGTTACAGTAGAACCAACATCTATGCCTACAGATCCAGATGCTGTAACTATTTTTACACGATTGTCAAACGTCACAGCATCTATATCATCTTCAAAGGTTGTCGAAAATCGTGGCTTTTTTACCAAGCCTATTTTACTATAAGTACCGAACCCAGGTATACTTGAGCCATTCAATTCGGATATAGTTTTTGCAATTCCTATGTGCCGACATTTTAATTCTCTTAATATATTTGTGCCATGACCACCGTCAGGTGAAATAATAGGTCTTAGTATTGCCCTTACAGCTCCCTCTCCTGCGTTGAAGCCTTGAGCTGCATCAACAACTACAGCCGTTGCCCTTGTATAGCCAGTGCCATAATTAAGAATTCTGACTGATACAATTCTTTGTTCTACAAACACAGGCATCGCAGTAGCATCTTCACCATCGCCGGTAATTATTATTGTAGGAGCTATTTGAACTGTGTCTCCCGACTCTATGAAAGAATTTGCTTCTACTATTAAAAATGGCTTTGAATTTTGTAGCCCAGACTCTACTATTCTGAAAGAAGACGTTTCAAGAATAGGCGAAGATTCATTTTTTCGGACATACAGCGTTCTGCCAACATAGAAGTTGGGTGTCGCAAAGTCAAATGATTGGATGGTAGAAAAAGAATTGCTATTTGTGTTGTCTGACGAATCAAGTTTTACTGTCGCATTTAAGAATATTTTTGAAGTAACAACATCAAAACTTTCTACGACTCCAGCTATCAATTCGTAATTTCTATTTAGATCCTGATTTTCAACGAGTATTGAATAGATTCCATCATTAGCAACATTTTCTACTTCAGCATTTCTTACTACTGGCATAAATGTTCTGGCAGCAAATCTTCTATGTGTGTTATAAGGTGTTGACGACATATACTTCCAGATATAGCCATCAGGTAGTTCGTATATGCCATCCTCAATGCTGCTTGTAAATTCTGGTTTATTGAGAGAAGGAGTACTTCTTGCGTTTGATATGCACTTAAACAGATTGTAGTTGCCTCCTTCAATGTCAGGCTCTACCACAACATAAAAAGTTTTTTCGGTTAGTATTGCCATATCATCAAACGGGGCATATGTGGTACCTTGCCTCCATACAATAACAGGTAGCATAAACGAAATGTCTTTAGGTCCGATCTTTGTACCAAAGATAGTTTTACCTAAGAAGTCTCTGGCAGTAGACAAAGTGTTGAATGAGTTCGGCTTAACAGTATCGACCGAACTCGAACCGAATAACCAGAAGTCGTTGGCAATCAGATTTTTCAAATAATAGTTCTCGACCATATCATAGTCAAATTTATCAAATTTAGTTGTCACTGTTTAAACCTCGATGAGTTATGTAATTAGGTATTGAAAGCCGGTTTCGGCAAGCACGACTGCGTCATCTTCTATGTAATCAGCAGCAACATCTAGGCCAATGTCAGTAATTCTAGGTGCTGGTAATGTTATATTTATTTCGATTATGTCTGTTTTTCCAAATTTAGTGAATAGTTTAAGTCCTGCAGGATGCATTAATTCTTTGTATTCTTCTTGATATACGTTGGTCGATACATCAGTATTTATTTCGTATGAATAGTCCTGATAGTAGAAACTATCTTGTATGACCTTGTTGCTGTTAAGATGTGAAAAGAAGCTTACCCAACGACCTTCGGTTAAACCTTGGCTTCTTGCCGAAGCAATTCCCTCAGCATCGGGACTAGAATCAAGCAAAATGAACAAGTCAGTATTTTCCTGATACCAAGTCTCTTTGACTAGCTGAGGCACAATTATATTCTTCCATCTGTCAACGATACCTTCACTTGCAGTGCCATCTGCAATCTTTTCAAATTGAAGAACGTCTAGTGAACCAAAATGTTCATTCTCGTCAATGTCCCCGTATGCAAAGCCATCATAATATATTGTTCTTAGAAATAGATCAAGTTCCACAGATTTAAGATTGCTATCTACCGCACATTTTAAAAGTTCTACTGCAAACGTTCCACCTTGAGAAGCTGGTTTTGGTCGAATTGGTATTACATTTTCTCTGTCTCTTTTTGTAATGTTATACAACCGAACAGTGGCATCGTCTCGATAAGCAAAGCCACTATCAATTATATCTAATTTTTCTATTTTGCCAGTAACTGTTTCAACAATCCCGTTTATTTTTGCATTGAGACCCATTGGTTGTGAATCGAGGTCTCTTGATATTGTGCTAATAGATATTGGTATTGAACCGTTTTCTTTAAATAGTGGTTGTGTTTGTACAAACGATTCAAAGGTAAGCTGAGTAACGTATATATTATTTCCCTCAACTTTTACTACTCTGCCTTTTACTTCAACTGTTGTGTTTATGCCATCAAAACTTTGTATTACTTTTGATTGTACGAGAGTGTCGTCTTCAAAAATAACAACACCAGCAACAGGAAGTGTCCGTATAATTTGATCACGCAGATTAAATCTGCGTATGATATTCTCTCTAGCAACAACGAAGGTATCGCTGAAATATTCTGTCCCTGGATTAATATTTGCCAAAGCAGCGAGAACACCTATCGTAAACGTCTCTGGTACGAAAGCTACATTTAAACGTGTGCTCAACTTAGGGACTATGGAATTTACTCTAGTTCCACTCATTTCAAGCAGTGCGGGTGGTATCTGCGAATAATTTGACGAATTTATTGGAACGTCTAAATAATTTTCAATTGTGTCCACAATAACAGTAATGGTTTCGGTATCACTTATCGACCCTATATCAGCACTTGCAGAACTGTTAGTATCTGTAACGAATACAGGTTCTACCGTGATGTTGTCTATTCTGTCTAGAGTCGAAACATCATAACCGCCTTCTAAGAAATACGTGGTCGGGTCTGCAATAGCTTCTGATGTTGTTGTGTCAAGTCTTAGTCCCACTGAAATGTTATTTTGTCCGATTATCGATGCTGTAACAGTTGTTCCATAGCTGTTAATTTGTTGAACATTTTCGCCTACAATAAATTTTATATCGACCGCGGCAGCTAATGGATCTGGATCTGCAAAAAACAGAGATTGAGTGGAAATTTCGACGTCTGTATCTGAAGTAGTATAACCATAGCCGCCAGATACAATATCAAATACAATCTCGCCTGTAAGTTCGTCTGAAACTTTTGTAACTCTGCCCTTTGCTCCATAACCAGTAGACGATTCTATTTCTATAATATCGCCAATTTGGTTATTGCTTCTAGGTGCATTAGTCACATCAACAGTTTTAAGCGAACCATATACCCTGCCGTAAGTTGCATCGGGGTCGGCACTGTATATAACATCAAACCCTTTAAATTCGCCTCTTACATCACTCAAGAAAATGATGGGTATAATAGAATTTTGAATATTTACGAAGTAGACACTATCGACAAATGCTTCTGCTTGCGATTTATCTCCAAGTATTCTTTTGTTGACAATGTCGTTAAACGGAATGATACTATCAACTGCATGAAGTTGAATAAACGTACCTACCTTCCACTTGGATGATGACAGCCTCAGCATATCTTCTGAAGGATAATAAATCTCTACTTCAGCGTCAAAAAACAACTTGAAGAACAGCTCTATGCCTTCTTTCGACCCTTTTCTGCGATATAGATCAAGTATGTTCTTTACAATAAATCTTGTGTCTTCTTCAAAAAACAAACCGCTCAGAAACTTGTTCTTGAAGTATATAAGCATCCTTTCAAGAGTCGTATCAATGTTGCGATACTCATACATTCTTCGAGCATTGTATATCGATTGATTTTCTTCCGATTCAAGAAATTCATAATAGCCTTTGACGAGCTCTACGAGTTCTTTGCCTTCTTCTCTGTAGATTGCAGGAAACTGATTTTCTATGAGGTATGATATCTTTTTTGGTTCAGCAAATACGTAATCTGAAAGACGAATATCGTTTAGGTTTTCTGTCATCTGATTTCTACTACATTAATTGTTACATCTTCGTCCTTGAGCACCAACACTCTTCCTTTAGGTGACGAGACGTTCTTCTCTTGTGTATTTGCTGATACCCTTATTCCGGCACCAGCGTATGAATCGACCACGAAGTCAGACAGCCTTGCAATACCGTTCTTGTAGTCAACAGTACCGACATTTCGTCTTATTATATCGAAGATTCCTTCATTTCTTCGGGCTTCGTTGATGATATTAATAATACCCAAGCCGTCATCTTCAAAGATTGCATTAATACCATCATACACAAAAACACTACTACGAACAAACGTATTATAACTTAGAGTATTATTAGATTGTAAGAATATTCCCTGACTTGCCAGTGAAGTGCCAAAATCAAATTTCGGATTGTCGCTTTTCTTAAACTCTGGAGAATAGAGAATATACGGTAGTGCATCGAGCGTGTTACTTGTGATGGAAGCATTGCTATTATCTATTAGTGTCGACGCTCTTGATACTTCAAATACAGCACCAAACTTTTCAAGTGATGTGATGTTGTACTGAGTCAACACTTCTCTTACTGCCTGCTCCAAATCAGACTTTGATTGAGATGTCTGCTTAGGTGAATAGAATAGATTTATGCTCAGGGTGACATAAAGGAATTCAGGCGGCAAGAATATAGGCTGAATTGCAACAGGTGTCTTATCTCTTAGATACACTTCATAATTTCTAGCCGCAGCTTCTGACAGACCACCGTCAAGATTGACAGATATAGCAACTTTGCCATAACGTGGCGGGTCCAATTCGTCGCCGCCGTAAACAGAAATGTCTCTTATTTCATTGAATCTCTGCTTCAGCAATACTTCGTAGTCTCTTTCAGTTACTGCTCTTTCCTGTATCTGAATTGACCGGGGTGCAAAAAACTTCGTGTCTTCAATTGTCTCTTTTTCTGCTCCGCCCGCTGCGTGCGTAACTGTAGTAACCGTGACATTGCTTTTGAACGCAGTAGAAAATCTGCAAGCTCCGTTTGCTTCTGTACCGCTTGAGAGCCTGTAAATAACTCTTATCTGCTCGTTTGCCGCTGGAGTTCTACCAAATCTGTTGTTACCGAATATGATTTCATATGTGCTATCGAAGCTTGGCTCAATATAAAAAACAGGATCATCCGCTGCGACACCAAAGATGTCCCCTCGGTATACATATTCAATTCTATCGAGTGGCTCATCGAAAGACTCAAATACCTTGATGCTTGATGTGTCAATATTTTGATTTAAAAGCCTAATTGTGTTTCTTGTTCCTGTAACAAAGAATGCTTCATCAACAATTTCTCCCTCGAAGATGTCAACACCTTCAACTACATACTTGCCACTTGTTGTATCTTTTCTGGCGATGTACGTCTCGTTTGTAAAGAAGTTATACCTATCACCTGCATGAGTGGTTGTAAACCTAGTATTTTCTGGTATTACAATGGTTGAGCTAGTACTATTAGTGTCAGATATTGAGATGTTAACGGAAGACACCGCAGATGTTGAAGACCTAGGTAGATAGTTTAACTCTTTCGCGTGCGATACAACTGAATTTTCCATCTGTGCAGTATCAAGAAACATCTCAGATATTGCCATATTAGTATAAAAGTTGTTCTGATATGTGTTGTATGCCAACACATCAAGTAATACTGACATGTTAGAACCTTCAAAGTCAAAATCTTTGAAGCGGTCAGCGGGGTCCGCTCTTAGATATTCTTTAAGTTGATTTTTAACTCGAAAGAAGTCTAGCTCTGTGATGGGTGTCTTCAATGACATTTGATTACCTTACTCGTTCTATAAATACAGTTACAGATATCGGATCTTCGCTACTCTTCACGTAAAAATAAATTATTACTTTTACTTTGTTGTCACCGTAAAGAGAAGTGACATCAACGTCAATCAGAGACACTCTCGGTTCAAAGTTATTTATAACATCTTTTACACGTTCTTCTAGAATTTTAAGAGTAACGGGCGTTGCGTTCTCAAATAATGATGCTCTTACGTCAGAGCCGAGATTGGGTTGAAACAATCGTTCTCCACGGTCAGTTAGAATTAAGTTCTTTAGAGATTCTTTGATGGATTCCTCATTGCTTTTTAGTGCCAAATCCAAAGACAGTGGATTTATTGTCAGATCTTTATGAAAGTCTGTGTATATTACCCGCTTCTTCCGTAGTGGCGAAACTCTAGGTATTGGGCTGAGTGGATCGTTTAATGTGGTCATATCTTATGCTCCTTTTGCTCCTGATGGACCTGATAGTTGGTAATACTGAAAATAACCCCAATCCCTTGAATCTGATGTATCAATGTGAGTAAAAGTGCTGTATGACCCAAACCCTCTAAAACCAACCTGATATGCAAGGTTCATAAATTTTATCTGGTTGGCCTGACCGCTGATATTACAATCAAACGCTTTTCCTGCTAGGTGCAAAGATCCGCGAGCACCTCCTGCTGATGCGTTTGCTTGAGGATTTCTAAACGCACTGACTACATTGAAAGGCGAACCCCAACGCTGAACTAGTTTGTATAGCTTATACATTGCCTCTGTATCTACTCCGCCTCCGATGGAAATTGGAGTAAACCCCGCTTTGCCTGATATCTTCGACGAAGGCCCAGGAGTGTAGGTAATACCGCCCATGCCCTTCAGAGCCTCTTCGTACGATGGAAACTCGTAACCCTCTGAGGTATTTGGCGTTGGTCCAAAGCCGTCGTATGGTAGTGTGCCCTGTGGCAAATTCACGATGCTGCCCGACGACACGGTAGTAGCTGGAATTAATCCTGCCTGAGTAAATGCCGACACTCTTGCGCTTGTATCGAATCTGGTTGCTCCTGCCTGCATTGTACTCAAGGTTCTTCTATTGCCAGCAGCAGACAAAACCCTATCTGCTTCTCTGTATTGGTTATGCAACTCTTCTAGTGGCTTTGAAGTCCCATCATATATCCTTTGAATTTCTGCATTGAGATTGCTAAAGCGAAGAACGACAAAATCAACTTCTTCCTTTTTTGATTCTCTGTATTTTTGAGACGCAATGGCAATTTGTCCTTTTACCACATCCTTCATCTGATTAGTTGTGTCGTCAGTTGACGCTTTTTGGGCGTCCGCCAGTAAGCCTGCGTTCTTTGCATAAACAGCACCCATATTGAAATTGAAACTGTTATTCAATGATTTTGAGTTGAAGAAGTGTATCTTAGATTTAAGTTGAGATACTGCAGTGTCAATGCTGTTTGATAGCTGTTCGTGTAGATTATCTAGCACGCCCACAGCTGCATATGATCTTGAAAGTTCTCTCAATCTGTCTGATTCTACTTCAAGCGACAGTCCCGTATCTTTTGATGCTTTGCCCAAGGAAGAAAATGATGATGAAAGGTTGCCATTTAATGCACTCTTGATTAAATTGCTTATCTCTAATGTTCTGGCCGGATCTGTGACAGAAACTTGTTCTGCTTCAACATAAAGACCTTTTGCCAAAGTATCAATTGTGCTTGTCACAGCAACAAAATCACTGTACATTTTAAAATTTAACTCGCCTGTCAAAACTGACAGTGTCGACAAATAAGACAACAGTGAATCTATGCTGACCTTTGATATTGGGCAGGTAAGTTCGTTGTTCGCATCTTTAATGCTATCTATGAATGAAACAACGTTGCGTATTAGAGATATTAACGCTAGTGCCTCTGTAATGCCAAAATTAGAAGCAAAGATGTTACCCAGTGACACAGTAGTTATCTGTGTCACTGCTACCATGTTAGCAACCAATTCTTGAATAGTCTGAACGAGCGATAAAAGTTTGTCGGTTATGCTTATTAGTTCATCAAGCTTCGCGCCAATTGAATTGACTAAGCTGTTAAATTCGTCAATAAATGAGTATAGGTTCCCAAAAGGATCCTTTGTTGGAGGTATGGCTGCATATACGTTTCTTACTGCAAAGCACGGGCTGATTATATCGATTCTTGTGCCAAGGCTTTCAAGATACTTTTCAGTAAGATCAATGAATCTAGTAGGTTTTGATGCTACTTGCAAACTCAGTAAAACTGGATCGATTCCATTTATTTCGATTATTTGATTTACTTCTGCTGATGACAAATCGTTTATGATGAACTGAGAGTTTGTAGTAGTTGCCGTTGAAGCACCTAAAGTAATTCTTTTCTCTAGTATAGGATACTCGTCAGAAAATAATCTAGATGTGATAGCCAGAGAGTTTCTTGTATTGCGATACTTTTTTATCTCTGAGTTTATCAAGTCGGTGTTGCTATTTAATAGCGACACGTTGAGATTTTCAATCCCCATTGAAGTAGAAAACAGATCCTCGGATGCTGCCTGCAACATATTAACTAAATCTTCTGAGTAACTACAATCTTTAATGTTCATATATTACCTTTTATGCAAAGCCTGTTTGGTCTGGCGTGATAACCGATCTTGTGGGCGGAATGTCAATCCCGTCTTGCTCAGTTGTTGTTGCTTCTGTTGGCTGTTCAGCTGTGTCAGCCTGTTCGCCCGCAGCAGTTGGGTCGTAGTTAAAGTCTGGCGCATCAAGTTGTTGCTTTACAAGAGCAGGGTCAGAGTTCCCACCCGCCAAATCTATGATATCGTCTATGTAAACAGTAGGACCGCTTATATGCACGTTCCCTGCACCTGTCACACGCACTTCTGAGCCTGCATTCGCATGGATTGATCCAGAACCACCATCAAGATAAAGCGTAGAAGATTTCAGAGAAACCAGTCCGCTCGAATTGATGTTGGTAGTTGCATTTGATTCGAGCATCATATTAGCTTCAGATTTGATACTCATAAAGCTTTCTGACTTCATGACTATTGCAGCACCTGAATTTATTCTCAGATTGCCAGTTGCTTGCAAGGATATGGTCCCTTCCCCAGAATTTAAATATAGATTCTGTGTAGGGTTAAGGAAAACATTGCCTTTTGCTTTCATGTGTAAACTATCATTGGACTCCAGATACACACCTTTTTCGCCAGTGACACTTGTCCAATCACCGCCAAGGCGCATATTCTTCGATTTGGTATTAAACGATTCAACAGATTGCATTATAATATTCTTTTTAGCGCGAACTTGGAAGTTTTCTATATTTGCCTCGATGCCTATCGATGCGCTTCGAATGTCGGTTCTGTCTGCTGCGTTCAGTTCAAGCTTGCCAGCGCCGCCGATCATTATATTTCCATGAACTATTTGCTTGTAGTCACCTTGAATTTCCTCAACTTTATTTCCCTTAATAAGCATGTGGCAATCACCGTCAATTGTTACAAGGTTATTCCCCTTGATATAGACGTGGTGGTTTCGATCGTGGATATCGTAGCTGTCGCCTGTATTTTTGTTTGTTGTAGACGTTGCTGCAATTTGGATATAAGATCCGTTTTTGTGCCAGATCATAATACGTTCTGCATTTGGAGTATCGTCAAGCTCGATCGAGTGACCAGATGCAGTTTCGATGACTCTATTATAAGGGTACTGTGCTGCGTATGCTGATGCTGGTTCTTCCCACGAAGTGGTCTCGACTGTTTCTGTTGAAGAACTATCCATATATCCGCTATATGTATTATTGGTCCCTGCTTGACCTGTGCTCGCAACGTCGAACTTGGTTTCGTCACCAAAATTAATTGTTGCTAATCTTTGTGCTTCTGCTATTCTTTTTCCCATATTGGGAATTCCTGGGCGTAGATTTTGCTCAGAGAAAATACGTGCCGCCTGTACTGGATCATTGGCGGCTGCAAGCGATCTTCCTGATCTTGCTTCTGTGGTGTTGAGTTCTTCCACTAAAAAGTCTAATTGAAAATCTACATTCGAAACAGGGACACCACGTGCACGCGCGGCAGTCTCTAATGCTACTCTGCGCGGCCCTGTCCACTGAATTAAGCCAAGGCCGCCTCTACTGCCTGCAACGGTAGGCGATATTTCATTTATTCCAGCATCTAATCCACTTTCAGCAACCATATTAGCAATGACACCTCTCGAGGCAGCATCTGACAGTCCTCTGCGGCGCAATCCATTATAAACAGATTCTTCATTTGCACCGGGAGTCCCAGTTCTGCTTGTCGGTGCTTGCCCCGTCTCGCTAATATCAATTCCCCAAGCATTTCCATTTCCGATGCTGGTGTGATTTTTAATCTTACCACCGCCAATGGGGACATTCTTAACACGGTTTGTTTCAAGCGTCTCGTTATATGTCTCATTTAAAAACTCACCAGTCGCAAGTTTCGACATCGGAGATAAGCCTAAATCTCTTGGTCTTGAACCCTGTGCTTGTCTATCATAATTTTCTACTGGTATTGCTCCCCAGCCCGTCGCTGATGGGTCAATGACAGAAGTAACTTGGGTAGGTATCAAACCAAGAACCATTGGCTGCTGTGCATCTCTGCCATCTATAAAGAAACCAAATATCCAAGCATTGAGTGGAGGTATTGTAAAGTTTACATCATGACTGCCAATAATAAGTGTTGCCCAAGGAAGGTCTTCTGTTGGCACGTCTTGGTTTGACCCATGCACGCCAAAAGCTCTTACTTGCACTCTACCTTCTGCACGAGGATCTTCTCGGTTTTCAACTACGCCAATAAAGAAAAGAGGTTGAATAAAGCCAAGACCAGTGTCCATTACAATCCACCTACAAGTGCGCCACCAGCACTGATTCTCAAATCAGTGCTGCTCCAGTCCTTTTTCACCATGACATAGTAATTTTTCATCTCATCTTGTTCCATTCTGTGATTTACCGATCTTACTATATACTTGCCACTTAGGTGTTTATTTCTTTCTGGAGAACTTCTGCTTGTACCATCTGCTTGTTGAAACTTCTTGACGTCCAAATCGATAATGTCTCCAGCAGTAATGTCGAGTCGACCAGGCCCTATAGCAGATACAGTAACACTTTCAATGTGCTTTTCATATGCTTGTCTATTTGAAATTATTTCTGCATAGTAATTTTCCGAATTTAGAGAATTTGCATCACTCGACGCGTCGCCATTCTTATCATAATTTACAACCACAATGAATTTCTTCTGAATATCTTCATCGCGGCCAGTGGCTTGCAAACTTCGATGGGAAGCATCTACAAATTTGTTTGTGTGTTTATCTTGTAGCTTTTGATAACTTTCAATATTGAAATACTTGTCACGCTCTTGGAAATAGTTATACTGGCCGTCATCATTTAGAAGATTTGTTTGTCTTCTGAGAATGTCCAATTCAATCACTTTGTTTCTATATGCGCCGTTGTAAAGATCATCAAGACTGTTTATTCTGTGGGTATTTTCGATAGTCTCTAAGTTGTTTAGCTGAGCATCAAAAAAGTCAAGCGTATTTGGTATCGCATCATAATACGTAAAATTGAACAATCTTGTTTCATCATAGTCAGGCGTTTTTATGTCTTCCGCAAGTCGAAATAGATGTTCGTCAGTAACAAAATGGTAACCACGAGAAGACTCGAAGAATCTATATGTGCACGAGGGGCTGTTGTCAGCTGAATAGGCTCTCTTGGTAAGAAATTCCATTGCTTCTTCTGCTCTCATAGCAGGAATTATACAACGTGTTCTTCCACTTGTTTCTTCGACGATAAGATCTTTGTTGTCATACGATCTTCTGTTTAATGACTTTGAAAATGCATCAGCACTGTTATCAAAGTAATCAGCAAAAACAATTTTTGCCATTTCTGAAATAGGGACATCGCGAAACGGGCGTGTTATTTTATAGGTGCCAGCTTTGTATGATTGGTACGAGATGAAGTGTAGGTCGTAGTAGATGCCATCGTTTGTGTCTTTTACAGTTACATTGTCAATCTTATAGATGAAGCCAATAAATCTAAATGGCTCAGCAACCGCACCTGTTTGAACACCACCATTCTCGTTTATGATTTTTGAATCAGCAAGTTCAAAAACAATCTGCTCTTCGCCTCTCAGCGGAGTTTCTTCAAGCAATCCAACAGAATCGATTATACGGACTGTGCCGTGCATAGTTTCACTGTTAGTAGATGAATTTAAACTAATCGAAGGGATCAAGGCTGTTATGTCAAGATCGCGTTGACTATCATCAAATTCAAATCTAATAGTAGCTTTTTGAAGATTGTAATATGTTGGGTTGACAAACGAATCGCTCATTCACGAAGAGACCTTCTAAATTCTTCGACAATTTGATTGCGATATACTTTATCAATCAAAATAATCTCGCGTTTGTTCTCGTTCATCTGCCTTTCAAAATCATACAACCGGATTGGCTTCCACTCATCTGGTATAATCTGCCGAATGGTTATTCTTCTACCTTCTTCAGTCAGAAGAACAACTTCATCCTCTTTTCGCAAGAAAAGTGTTCTAAACGATTCGGGGCTAATTCTTACAACATCTGTCATTTTACTACATCCTTATAGTAGTATACAATATTATCAGTTCTTTCTTCGTCCTGAGCCCACGATATAACATCATACGTGCCACCAGTAGTTCTTGATATATCTGCGTATTTATTGGCAAAGTATTGATTGAATTCTCTTTCGTCCATTACCCATTTTGTATAGGGATCTGTAATGCCATTCGAAAGCATTACTAACCAAGTATCATCTACTGACCCGTAATAATTTTGAGCAATGTCTTCTGGTTTCTCTCCTTCCCTCACTGTGTATGGCAAAAAGATGTAGGGATCTTTTAGTAAATCATCAATGATTTTGCTGCGCCTTGTTATGTCTGTAATTGTTTTACCGTCATATTGTATCAGGGGAAAATTTGCAAAGTATTTTGACATTAAGTGGATCCTACTCGTCCAGGGAACGTTGGATTGTTGCCAGATGAATTTACATTCGTGCTTGTTGCACCGTAATCTTCCGCCGTGTGGATGTCTGATTCGATTACAGTCATTTGCATTTGAACAGCAGCAGGTCTTCCACCACGCAACACAGCATTTCCGTTTGGTGTGAAGTTTGAGGAAAACGTTTGAACCATTGCTGTTTTAAAATAGAAATAGTGTCCTGGGTCGATGCCGACAAAGAACATATCAACCATCGCAGGATATTTAAACATTGCTCTTTGAACTACAGAAGTATTTACGTATTGAGGCAGCATATTCTTTTTAATTGTATCTGATATTTGTTGCAAATTAAAAGATTCCTCAGCGCTTTTGGGTGCAAGAGTCCAATCAAAACTGTGGGTTTTCATTTCCACGCCATCGAATGACAGCGCAGCTTTTGGGTTTACGAATGTCCCGGTTCCAGCATCTATATTCCTACCTTGATTTGAAAACACTCCGTCAATGCCCTTTCTTGCAAGGAAAGCAATGTCCTTAGATAAATTGCCAGCAATTTCCTGCAAATTGTTACCCTGAATGCCGGGAATGTTCTTGAGAGCACCTTTTACTATTGCGCCCGATAGGTTACCGAGGCCTAGATCTTCCACATCGATTTCTGACAGAAGGCTCGAAACGACGTCTCCAGCGGTGCCTTGGTCAAATCTCTGAATGCGGACGTTAAATGTATCTGATATATTTGCGGGTAGTGGCAAGAAGATTGTATCAGTAGATCTTGTACCGGCGCTTACCAATTGAGAAAACCCTCTTTCAGAAGACGTCCGATATTGATATTCTCTGAACATAAGTAGAATACCATAATCATTATCTTCGATCGGAAAGTTAAGATTTTTAGGTGCGTTTTTTGCTGCCCTAAATAATTCTTCTTTTATCGGTTTAAAATTTGAACCGTTAGGCATTTTGTTCCCATCGTTATAAATAACTATTGACTAGTTCTATTTATACAGAAAGATAAAAATTTGGCATATAGTGGAAGGTTTCGCCCGAAAAATCCTGGCAAATACAAGGGCGATCCAACAAAGATTACTTATCGATCTTTGTGGGAATTAAAGGTATTTCGCAGATGTGATGAACATCCTGATATAGTTGAATGGCAATCTGAAGAGATTGCCATACCATATATGAATCCGGTCAAAGGCAAAACAAGTAGATATTTTCCAGACATCGTGATTAAGAAGCGCGTATCTGCGGATAAATACCATATGATAATGATTGAAATAAAACCTAAGAGCCAGACTAAACCGCCAGATCCTTCTGGAAGAAACAAGACAGCAACAGGTAGAGTATCACGGCGGTACATAAACGAAGCTGCAACTTATGCGGTCAATGAAGCAAAATGGAACGCAGCGGAAAGATATTGTAGAGAACGCAATTGGACTTTTCATATTATGACAGAAGATGAAATTAAACCACTAGGGAAGTAAAAATGGCAGCATCACTATTCGATGACATTCTATTAAAAGGACTTCGGTCAGGTCAAGTGCCTGCTCGGTCGGAGTCAGCGCGTACTTGGTTTAGAGACAAAGCAAAATCCATGGGTAAAGTATCAGAAACAAAAATTCTGAGAGATGATACTTCAAGATTGAAAAATCGTTCTGCTATAGGTAAAATGTATTTCTTCATGTATGACGCAAAGCATAAGAAAACACTTCCTTACTATGATGCGTTTCCGCTTATTTTTCCAGTTGATAGAGTCGAAGGCGGATTTTACGGACTTAACATGCATTACCTGCCTCTGAAATTAAGAGCACAGCTAATGGACGCGCTGTACGACATAGCAAGTAATAGCAGATATGATCAAAGTACAAAGCTAAAACTCTCATACAGTGTTCTAAAAGGCGCTGAAAAATTTAAGATATTTCAGCCTACATTCAAACGATATTTGAGCAGTAACGTAAGAAGTAGATTCGTAGAAGTAGAGTCTGCAGAGTGGGACATTGCACTATTTCTCGGTTCGGAGCAATTCGTCGGCGCATCGAAAACAAAAGTCTGGGCAGATTCTAGAAAAATAATAAAAGGTTAATATAGATGTTCAACATCTCAGAGTTTAAAGCAAGAATAGACCGTCACGGCGGTCCTGCTCGCACGAGTTTGTTTGAGGTGGCTATATCACCAACGAATAGACGCGGGGAACTAATCGTCCCTGGAGTTATTTCGACGGATGACCTTCGTTTCTTTTGTCAGACTGTATCCATGCCAGGCATCAACCTAGAGGTAATGCCGTATAGACCAAATGGCTTGGGTTTTACCGAATCAATGCCAATGAACTCGTCTCCCGACCAATTAAATGCGGTATTCATGCTTGATAGTAATCAGCGTGTTATGACTTATTTTCATCGTTGGATAGCATCAGTTGTAAACGTGAATGGGAACAGAGGAGACAGTGTAACAGGACTTGCACCTAAGCTCATTGAATATAAAGATACATATGCTGCATCTGAATTGACCATTAGACACTATTCCACGCATAACCCGTTTGAATATTATGAATGTCGCTACGAGGGTGTGTTTCCTACTCAAGTCGGCGCACTTGAGTTAAGTTGGGCTGGCGACGGCGCAGCAACAATAACCGTAAATTTCACATACAACAGAATGGTGTATTCTGGGTTTACAGAGTCGAATGTTGACGTGTCGTCCAGTTTTGTTGGGACACAAGGCTCTACAATAAGAGGCAATAACTTGGCTCAGACAATACAAGACTTCAACACGAGATCGGTTGATTTACTTACAACAGTATAATTACAACATAAAGGATACTACATATTATGGCACTACCTAAAATTGAGCTTCCAGTCTACCAATGTGAATTACCATCAACAGGCAAGAAGGTCAAATTCCGCCCATTTACCGTTAAGGAGGAAAAGATACTGTTGACTGCTCAAGAGTCAAAGGAAACTGAGCAAATATTACTGTCTATTAAACAGATTCTGACTAACTGTATTGTTGATAAAGACGTGGCCGAGCTTGCTATTTTTGACGTTGAATATTTGCTTATTCAACTTAGATCAAAATCAGTCGACAACAGAGTTGAATTTGAGATAACAGATCCTGCAACAGAAGAAAAGATTAAACTTGAACTTGACCTAGGAACAGTAAAGGTAGAGCACAACAAAGAGCATACGGATAAGATTGTGATTTCCGAACAATATACACTGTTTCTAAAGTATCCAACCATTGACGACTTTGAAACACTGATGTCGAAAGAAGAGCCAACTGCGGAAGATAGCTACCAGTTAATGATTTCTTGCCTTGACAAACTTGCATCAGAAGATGAAGTTTTTAACTTTAAAGATTTTCCCAAAGAGGAAATTGACGAATTCGTTGAAAGTCTGCACAGTGATACGATCAAAAAAATAAAGACATTCTTTGATACAATGCCTAAAGTCCGCCACGAAATAAAATATAAAAACTCTAAGGGCGACTCGAACATATTTGTGATGGAAGGAACCCAAACTTTTTTTATCTGATGTTGAGCCATACAAGTTTGTCGATATATTACCAAAAAATATTTTCCATGGCTCAACACCATAAATATAGTATTACAGAATTAGAGGCAATGTTACCGTACGAGAGGGACATTTATTTTGAATTGTTAATTGATTTCATAGAAAAACAAAGAGAAGAACAAAGGAATCGAAGCTAATGGCGGAAGCAACTCTACAGAATGTCATTCAACATATGAAGGTAGAAGGTCAGCTGGTGCGAAACACTGGCACAAATTCTATCAGATCGGTAAAAATTGAACTGCAGAGTATCTACAAAACTGTGTTCGAACAGACCGCAATTCTGCAACAGATGTTGGACCTTACGAAAGTTGATTCAGAGGCGGCAGAGCGACGCAGGCAGACTGCACAGGCAGATACGTCTAATGTTGTACCACAAATGGTTGCACCTCCTGTGGTACAACCTGTCACTTCTTCTATGTCAAGCGACTCTGCGCTCATGTCAGCAATATCCAGTCTTAAAGGCGTAGGTATTCTTGCGGGCTCGATGGCACTAGGTCTGGGAACTGCATTAGGCTTGGTCTCAGGACAATTAAAGGCAATAAGAATCTTAATTCCCGGTCTTAATTCTACAATTGCTTCTATATCAAAATTCTTTTCTGATTTTAAAGCAAACCTTACAAGTAAAATTACAAGCATTACAACTATCACTGGAAAGATATTTGACGGCGCATTGTCATTCATAAAGAACACTTTTTCATTAGGCGACAATTCAGGTATAGCTAAGGTTCTTGTGCCAATAAAAAATTATTTAAGCGACGCTGTAAAAATGTTTACAGGTATAGGTAAAACACTGGGCAGCATTTTTAGTTTTGTGGGCAAATGGTCAATTACATTTAAAGCGCTAAAAGGCAGTTTTGGCCTGATAGGATCAGCAATAGGGTCCATCGGAAAGGTAGCAGGAAAACTATTTGCTCCTATAGCTATAATCACAACAGCATTCGACACGATAAAAGGCGCACTTGACGGCTTTGCTTCTGGTGGTATTCTTGGAGGTATACAAGGCGCAATCACTGGGTTTGTAACATCATTAATTACAGTTCCGTTAGATTTGATAAAGAATGCTGTGGCATGGGTATTAGGCAAATTTGGCTTCGAAGGTGCATCAGAGGTTCTAAAAGGTTTTAGTTTTACAGACCTATATAAAGAATTAATAGGCTCGATATTCTCTGGCGTAGAAGGTGTGATAAATTTTGTTAAGGATCTGTTTACAAGTCTTATTGACGGCGCATTTTCTGGTATTAATATGGCAATAGATTTTGTAAAAGGTATCTTTGGATTTGATACGAGTGAAGAACCATTCAAACTTCAAGACTGGATTATGTCTAAGGCAACAGAAATTTTTGAATGGATAGGTAAACTCTTCTCATTCCTTCCTTCAGTAGAGGAAATAAAGAATACTCTCATGTCTTATCTGCCCGAGTGGATGCAACCAGATTCTATTAATGCGCAACGAGACTCAATCTCCAATCAAATTTCCCAGCAAAGAGCATACATGTCAAGTGGCGATATGCGTGACTGGAAAGGCAAAAGCAGAGAAAATATAGTACAGGAGCTAGAAGATCAGAAGTCCCTATTGCCAGGATATAGCACAGGCACTCGAGGATTTGTCGATTTTGGTGTCGGTTCTCCTGCTATGCTTCACGGCATAGAGGCTGTGGTTCCTAGAAACACTGCTGCGGGCTTGTTTCTTGCCAACAACTTTGATAAGAACTATGCTCCGATTTCAAAGAACATTGCAAACGTATCAACTGCTGCAATACAGGCGTCTGGCGCTGCACCGATTGTAATTGCAAATGCGCCAACCATTGCCCCAGTGACCAATAACGTGCGAGGAGCAACTAACTATAGCAACCAACGGATAACTGCTATGGGCAGTGGTTCTAGTGGTTCTGGCCTAGGCAGGTTTGCAAATTAAAAAAGGAGCCTTCAGAAGGCTCCTTTTGTTTCGATTGCGTTGAGATAGGTGTTATTCTACTCCCGTCGAACCCAAACCGCCTTCGCGGTCAGTCTTTTGAGTCGGACGTGACAAACGCTCTGTGAGTTTGCACTTATCCCTATCGATCTTCTGCAACTGTGCTTGGGCAATTCTATCGCCTGCATATATTGTAATCGGCGTATCGCTTGCATTGTAGACCATTACGTATGTAGGATCAATGTAGTCCGAATCGATAACACCAACACCGTTTGCAAGCATCAGTCCATATTTTAGAGCCATGCTTGAACGAATGTAGATCTTCATCTCGTGATATTTGGGGATATCAAATATCAAACCTGTAGGGACAAGAGTTCTGAACGATGCGTGAAGCTGAATAGAAGGTTTGCCACCTGCAATTCTAACTGGTAGTTGCATAGTTTTGTTGTGAGGATTGTATGCTGTAACTTTGTCTTCCAGATCAAAACATGCACGAAGATCAAAACATGCTGACCCTTCTGTTGCAAATTCGGGGATTACAGCTGACTCTTTATCACGAAATATTCTCATTGTATGTTCTTCCTCTTTTGGTGCCAACTGTGTACTTGCTCTCTAACGACCAATTACTTTTTTCTTTGAAGGCAATGATTTTAATTTTGTTTAACTCCGCCACGGGCGTATCAGATTGATCAGGGTACACAATTTCTAACAGTCCCCATTCTTCAAGAAGAATGGCTGTGGTGTTTCTACGTGCAATGTCTTCTTCGTCTAGGGTATTATGCTTTCCATCAAGAATAAACAACTCTTTGAAATGCATAATAGCGTACCGACTTGCATCTGTACTTTTGTCTTTTTTGTGTAGTATGTGACAGGACTGGTACAAGATGCGTTCTCTCCGTGACGCAATTCCTATTCGTGTTAGTGTCTCTTTTATCTTTAGGAAATTGTCTGGGGTGATTAGCTCGATTTCTACACCGTGTCCTCTAAATAGGTTCTGATACATGTTATGTTCACTCTCATTTCTTGTTATTATCTACGACGAGTTCATTGTGAATGTTCGCATGTTTATTTATCATTTTTATTTTTATTTTTTTGTGGGCTTCTGCTCTCCTGTTTCTGATAATGTACGTAGATCGCTGAGATTTTGCTCTGTAAGTAGTTTCAGGTATTGTTTTGCTATTTCAGGACGAACACCATACAACTTTTGAACCATCACAATGTCATCGTTCTTTTCTAGTTTGTGCCACTTTGAAAATCTCTTTCGCTTTCTGAGCGAACCCATGTAATAGTAGAACTGTGCTGTATCTGGTATACACGAATGTATATTCATCTCATTGGCGTGCAAGACCGTATCAGGGAAAAACCCAAACCCACGATTGATGATATACGCTACATAGTCTTTTGCAACCTCAGGCTCCTGTGCAATCATGTCTTTTTTGGTTTCAGATACAGCTGTCATGAACTCGAACGGACTTTTCTTCAACGTCTTCGTAACGACTTGTTCCTCAGCACAACCTTCATATGGCTTTATCACATCACACGCGTCAATTTCTACCAAACTCATAAATCCTTCCCACTGACCATTTTTTGCATCGTATCAGCACACTCTAAACACACAACAAGTACATGATCGCCGTCCGCCGTATTGATATGTAGACTGAACTTCTCTTTTTCACTGACCATCGCTGGACATAGCTTACACTTGACTTTCTTGGCTTTGAATATGCTCACAAATCACACGATGCCATTATTTCTGTCAAACATGCAACCAAATTCAACTCGTGATCAGGAACGGAAGTGTGTTGAAACTGGTATTTTCCAAGAAGAACAACAAAGTCAGCCATAGAGTTAAGGGGAACAACAGTAAGTCCTGTATCAAACAACTTGCGAAAGATGTTCGCGAAATCTTGGTCAGTATTAGAAGCGACCCACTTACGCATTTCTGTGAAGTTCTTGTCTTTCAAAAACACAAACAATCCGTCAACAGACTCTTGTTTGAAGTTAACAAATATCCCCTCGTCAATTCTACCCGAAGAAGCGTATTTTTGCAATTCGTTAAGGGTCCGACGGAAATCAGGGAAATGCTTTTCAACAACTTTCGCTACTACTTTTGTGTCAAAGTCCACACCTTCCTCTTTAAGGATCGAAAGTACTCGTTTGAAGAACTGCGCGGCTATTACAGGCTTCTCAGATTTGTCGATGGAAAATTCTACAAGAGAAAAACGTGAGTGAAGAGGCTCAATGATACGGTTTTTAAAGTTGCATGTGAAAATGAATCCACAGTTGCGGCTAAACTCTTCAGAGAACGATCGAAGTGCATATTGTGTGTTTGGAGTGAGGTAATCAGCCTCGTCAATTATCACATACTTGCGACCGCCCGCAAACGATACAGAGGACGCAAAATTTGAGATCTCATAGCGGAGAGTGTCGATGCCACCATTCAACGATCCGTTGATAATGATGTAGTCGCAGCTAAGCTCTTTGAGCATTGCGACTGCAGCAGTCGTTTTACCTGTTCCAGGCGTTCCAGAAAGTAGTAGGTTGGGGATGTTTTTATCGTCTACAAACTTTTGAAAAGACTTCGTTGTCTTTTCTGGTAGGATGATATCAGAAACTTTTTGAGGTCTGTACTTCTGGCACCACAGCATTTCAGCAGCAATTGAATCGAGCATAATATAATACCTTTGTGTGTGTTAATCAAATAGGGTGGATGGTGATGGTCTTTAAAGACCATCACCATCCACTTCGTGATCCATTTCGCCATCCACTTCGGTGGCTTCAGCTGAGTGGCTCTCTATAAACACAACAAACCTCTCGCGTACAGTTCCCACTGCAACTAACTCACTTCCTTTGAACGAGCCACGCTCTGTACAGGCATCAATGATGTTGACCACCATTCCAAGATCGTTTAGTGTCAGGCTGTTTTGTAGGTCAGTCATGTCGTTGCCCCTTTTTATATGTTGATTTTGATTCGATTGCAATGAAGTATGTAACTTTAGATGAACAGAATTTTGATATCCCTTTTGAGGACAGTTCAACTTCATAGTCGCCTGAGAGAAGAGGTAGATTCTCCGTTTTAATAATCAGCGAAAAAGTATCATCTGTATTGCCCAATTCGAACCCATACGAGTCAGCAGACGGGTTTGCACTGTCAATTGCTTGTAGATAACACTTGCCCTCAGCGCCCACAAACGCAATCTCAGGCAACTGAAAGACACTCGACGCCTTCAACACCTTTGATAGATCATCTGCAGAAAGTGAAACAGACACGTCAACAGATGGCAGCTTAATTTCTTTCTCTGGGGGCGAAATTATCATGGACGGATCAGCATAAACATACTTCGCCTTGCTCTTTCCTTCAACGATTGTGATAAAGCTGCTACCAAAGTCAAGATCAGGATCTGAATATAGGCTACATACAGACAAGAAGCGTGGAAGGTTGTATATTCCTGCTGTTCGTGGAAACTCGTCAGGAACAGTGGCAATTGCCATGATAGTTTTTAGCGGACTGATCGTTTTGAGTGTGTTGCCTTCTTTAAGAAGGATGGATTGGTTGATTCCTGCAAAATTCTTTAGTACTGTCATCGTTTCACTTGATAGCTTCATAGTATATCCTTTGTATGTGTTGGAGTGTTATAATTATAACAGATCTTGGCGTCGAAGTCAATGGGGGACCGCTCTTCAATAGCGGTCCCGTTCTATGACAGACGCTGATTTTCCTCGATAGCTGGGGCTGTATTCCAGACACAATCTACTGATCATTTCCTCACGAGTAGTTGTCATTTGTCACGCTCCATTTTTTGTAGAAGGGCGATTGTTATCTGTCGACGTTTTCCATGTCGAGCTCTGCACGCATAATTGCTTGCATACGAAGAATATTAGCCATAACGTCGATGCTCGAGTCTGCTTTTACATGAATGCTTTTCCAATATTCTTCATCGTTAATTGGCGCCATGTCAAGCTTGGGAAGATTGAACTCAAACTTCGAATCTATAAACGTTGACATGTCGCGGGACTTGTGACGAGGAAGGTGTTCGCGGATCACACCTTCTTTCGTTGATTCACAGAACAGACGCCACAAGATTGCTGCATCATCCATGCTGTTCCAAGACCACCAAAGATCGATTTTACCGTACGGTGCTAGGTAATTTACGAATTCTTTCGTAAATTCGTCTACTGTAAGATCTTTAGAATGTGGCTTCAACGTCCTTTCAATAATCGCTTTGGGCTGAGATGTCCAAAACTCAACACCGTCTGACAGTGCCACACGTCCACGCGCTTTTTGGTCAGCAATGCTAAACTTGAATCGTCTTATCTTTGAATAGGCTGATTTTGTAGTGTACGGAGTAGAGGATACCATTGTTTTTGTGTCGACTACAGCAACAGAGCAGTCCAAGACAATACAGCTTTCAGGGTGGTAACCAAGCATTGAGAAGTCTATGAACAGAAACTTATCCTTCATTACACGTTCCCGCTTTATACAAATTAAGTTCCATTTGCTTGGTTGTACCGTCCGTTGCACGTCCATAGTCACCGTCATACGTCTTCAATGCTTCTGCTTCAAACAACACAAATTGAGCAATTCGAGTGCCTTGTTTGACTCTGACAGGCCCTGTTGTAACATGCAGTGCACCACCAACATTCCCACTGTATCCTGTATCATAAACACCCGACGTGATGAACACTCCATTACGATTAAACGAGGAGCGAATTACCAGCCATCCAGCCTCACTCTCCCCGACCGAGACATCGCTACCCATTACAACATCATAAACACCAACGTCTAAGTTAAAATATCCGTCGGCATCAACCTCGACATTGGTGCGATCGCGGTGCTGTTTTTTATCGTCATCAATCTCAAAAAGCGCAGATGAAATGGCGAATACTCTGTCCAATCGTACATCTATCGCGTTGGAGCTTACCATGTCCTTATCGACGTTGGTCGCTGTACTGTTGCTCTGTTCACTGGCGATGTGTTTCATCATGTTTCCCGACGCTCCTTGTCCGTAAAATGTGTCAGAAGGATGATGTAATGCATCGACTTGAGAAGGTCCTTCCGGTTGATACCTTCTTTACGTCCAAGTCTCATGAGATATTTGATGGCTGTCCCTTGACACATTTCACTGGCAATGTCGAGTGATTCCCACACGTCTATTGTTTGAATCTCTTCCTTGCCGACGTAGTGTTGAGAATAAGTACTTCCGATGTACTCTCCTACGTCGCGGAGTATTTCTTGCTCACTAAACTTGTATTTAATTGGAGGCAAGTAGTGGTCGTCTGTCGTTTCTTTATGTTGGGGTTCGTCTAATTCATCTTGCAAGGTCAGTCTCCATGTTAATAAGGTTGTCGATATAATCACAATTGGTCCTGGCAAGGTTGATCAAGGCTGAATCGGTACATACCATGTCAAAATCAACCTCGTGCTCATACTTGCCGTTCACTAAGCCTGAAGGACTATTGTCGAATCTGACGTTGTTCAATCCTGCCCACACAGCAGCAGAACTGTCCCACGTGTTAATATACCCAAGGTGATCTTTGACCAGAGATATTTCATTGGGACCGTCGACCATTCCAAGCATGTGAACACGCTTGTTGTTGTCCTGGATCTTTTGTACAATCCCACGATCAACGAGGGCGTTCAGAAAGTGCCATCTGGAAAGAAACCGTTGAAGTTTGTTGTCTTGCTCTACGCCATATGCATTCGGTATAGCAAGAATGGACACGCCAATGTAATCTACGTGTTTGGAATCAGCTGCCCATGCAAAACCATCGATTAGATCTTCGATGTCACCAATATTCGACTGTGGGACAAAGAATGTCCCAAACCCACCATCCCTGATTTCTCGGCTAGTTTCAACAGCTTTGTCGATTGTTTTTTGACCTGGCTCAGCAGGATAATCAGACATTACAATGTAATCGGCACCTACTGTTGTGCCCATCTCGACAAGCTTTGATGAAGGATACATAGGTAACCCTTGCTTGAACATCTCAAACCCGCCGTTATCAAGAATTGTGATGTTATCAGGGTTTTCAAAATTTTCGTCGCTATACCACTGTGCATAACGTTGATCTGTTTCAACAAGATGTGCCAACACAAGATGTGTCTTTCTTCCTTTAGCAAAGTCGTCAAGGTGGGGGGTGGGCGCAATGTGACAAAAGTCTGTCATGTAGTTCTCCATACTATAAATGCAAAGAAGTGGAGGGCATTGGTGCCCTCCACTTATTAGTTCTGGTTATTGGTAGATTGAAGTGGAGCCGTTCTCACCATCTTCAGATATTTCGATGTGAATGCCACGATCGGGATATCGCGCTGATATCTTCTCTGCAAGATCATCTGAAATCATCTCACAGCTTTTGTAGTCTAGCTGCAGGGTACCGTCACCATACAACGATTCAAGCCAACGCTTGAATTGAATAAATTCAATGTCACGGTCGTCGTGAAAGACGTCAATGGCCACTTTGATGTGAAAGATGTGACGATGTGGATAACCCAAAAAGCTGACATCATACTCGTCACCTGTAGCGAGTTCCGGATCAGTCAGGGCAGCGGGATATTTGTGAATCCCCTCTCGCTGAAACTTGACCCAAATACGGTTTGTAATTTTATTTAGCATTATACGTCTCCATTATATAGAAAATGATGTAGGACAGAACCTACACCATTTTGATTGTTGTTCGTCGGTTCGTCATTAGTCGATTTGCGTAACAGGAACCATCGTCATTCCTCCTTTGTTATCAACTTCAACTTTTGCATAAGATCTGCCGCCGCGATTCTCAAGACCTTTATATCGTCCAGTTGTCTTCACACCCTTGGTGTTTGTAAAGGATACAGGATCGCCTTTTTTCATCTTTTGTACGCGCTTTTTGGCTTTGTCATATTCTGCATCGCGTGATGCAGGCATGTCCTCGGAAAGCTTAGCTTTAATTGATTCTTCGATTAGTTGTTTGATTGACATGTGCAATTCTCCTGTTATTGACTTGATTAGCATTGTCGTCTATTTATGTGAAAACGAAAACTACACAACGCGGTTATCTGGAAATAATGCAAGCTGGGCTGCAATTCGGTCAAGTTCATTGGGCGTAGAGGCTTTGCGAATCGTCGACTGAAAGCGTTTGACGTTTTGGCTATTCTCGCCTTTAGCGACGAATTCTTTCACAGCTTTCAAGAGAATCTGTTGTTTTTCGTCTGCTGATTGTGCTGCCCATACTTTTTTTGCTACGTCGCTATAATCATTCAGAGTTTTCATTTGATCTATCCTTTTATTGACGCCTTATGATACGATTTAGAGCGACGGGAGTCAACACTGGTACTCATGAATGTAGGAGGACCGTCGCAATAAATTGTCCTATCGCCTCCTCTTTTGAGATGGTCTTTTAAGATTTTTGTGTCACACCATGCCATCTGTTGGTTTGAATTGTCAACAAAGAACATCCGATGTGTCTTGACAGACTCGATTAATTTGTCATTAAGCATGAGGTGTCCTCTTGAATTGAATGGAACGACAGTGCCTGTATATCCATTTGACCACTTAGGGTTCTTGAATCTTATCGTGTTGTTACCTGTTCTGTTGCATTCCCATCTCCATTTGACGATTGTATAGACTGCAGTCTTTACCGCACCATCTACTTGTAGATCAACAAATTCTTCCACAATTACGTTCCTTCGATTATTTTGTATACTTCAACTTTCCACAATCATACACTTTTAAAAACCCGTGATTTAGTGCGTTCTGGTGCTCTGTCAATTCGGGACAAAAAGTGTCAGGATACTTTGCTTGGAGTTTGGCTCTTGTCATTTGCCTCCGAGGGATTCTCCTCTTTGTAGCTCTACAGTAGTAAGTGTAATCTGGTTTTGTCTGATGGGTCAGACTCATCCCCGACTTTTGATATATGTTGTTTTCAAAATCAGTCCACAACAAATCAGCATACGTGTAGACGTTGGTAACCTTTGACATTATTTTTGACAGTCCACCTACAACAGGGAGTTTTGACGCAAATCTTGTAAGATCGTGACTGTCACCATACCGCTTAAATGTCGCAACAGAAACCAACAGACCCTCATGCTCGAGGCCTATGTTGAAAGAGTGATTGACATTCCCTTGAATGTGATGATGCTCGAGAAACTCCTTACAATCAACATCATATACTACTTTTGTCTTTCTTGCCCCTATAGATATATCTGATGGCTCCAAAAGAGACATGATTTTTCGTCGGATTAGATCTGGACCATCTCTTAGATCATCTTCAAACAGGTGGATCAATCTTATACCATTATGTGCAGCATCTTTCTTTTTGTCTAAATGATAATTTGTAGGTTTGAATTTCTCGGAGTGCCAATAACAACCATTTATTTCAAACCCTATGTTATAATCAGGGAGAAAGATGTCAATCTCCTTACGGTCACTCAACAATGTTCTATCATTGAATATAGGAGAATAATCAGCTAGCCATCTACCAACCATGTGCTCGTAGGATGAAGGCTGTCCAATTCCCTTTCTCAGAATGTCGAAACTATCAAGCATCTCTGCTACAATAGGGTGGCTGCATCCTAGAAATTCGCCCATTTGCTCGAGTGACATCGTTTTATAAAGTTCCTCCAACAGAACTTTGTCGTAAAGACCTTCAATGTTTTCTCTTGGTGTTCCTTTTGTAAACACACCCAGTTTGTGTATTTGTGTGTTGATTATGTGATTCTTGACCTTATATTTTTTCGCAATCTGTGGTATCGTATATTGCTCTCTTAGTTTACGTAGAGTATCAGCACTCTGTATGTCTATATGAATCTCTACATGTGTGTTTCTTTTTGTGTCTTCTCCAGACTGTTTAATAATATCTGATGCTGTCTGAACACTACAGCCAATTTCTTTTGAACATTGTGTGACATTAGAACCGCTATGCCATTGTTTTAATATCTGTGTTTTCACACTCTCTACATCGAACTTAAACTTGTCAAACTTTTTGTACTTTTTGGCCCACTTGGTTACAGTAGAGGGTGCATGTCCTGTAATTGCTGATATTCCAACAATTGTCTCGCACGAATCGAATAGGATAGGATCGAAGGGGATTGATTTAATCACAACAATCTTGCTAATTCTCACAAATCTTCGAACAGAATCTACTGGAACCTCTAACCTGTCTGCAATGACTCTGCAATTGATATTTCCGCTAATATAATCATCCTGAAACTCACAGAACCTACGCGCGACAATATCATAGAACGTCTCCCTCAATACTACGCCCCAACGATCTGCAAGTTCCTGCACCGACGAAGACGATACGCCGTACGTATTTGCAATGGAAGAGAAGCTCTCTCCCGAATCGATTAGATCCTGAAAAGAGCTTCTATTAAGAACAGACGTAAGTGTTCCTCTTTTAGACACTATGCGCGATTACCTGCAAACTGCTGCTGCATTTTCACATTGTCAAAGAACTCTTGCTTGACACTTTGGTTGAAGAATTGTCCCCTAAGTTCTGTTGTTTGAGTCAAAGAGCTGTTTGCCATCACTCCTCGTGTGGAACAACATCCGTGTGTAGCTTGGATGTAGACAGCAACATCACGCGTTTCTGTCGCCTTGCTGATCTCGTTAGCAATGTCCATCGTCAACTGCTCTTGGAGTGTTCCACGACGTGCTGCATGTTGAGCAATTCGAATGTACTTCGAGAGCCCGATCACACTTGATGATGGCAAAACTCCGATATATGCGACACCTTGAACGTCCTTGTGGTGGTGACTACACATTGAGTGGATCTCTGCACGTACAACAATCATTCCGCTATACCGTGTATCAGGATCAGTGTTTGGGAATGAAGTTACAGGTGGAGGTGGCGTGTAGCGACCTCGCATCGTTTCGTTGATGTACATCTTTGCAAGACGCTTTGCTGTTCCCATTGAGTTTGGATCTGTATTGCGATCGATAATTAGAGAGTCGAGTACACCTTCAAACTTAATTGCCAATTCATCGATCAGCATATCCGTTTCGCCCTCTTCAATGAATGGCGATATGTTGTCATTTGCCCAGAAACGGCTATTACTGTCTTGTATCCGCGCACGTATTGTCTCGGAGATTGTTTTGTTTTCTTTCGTCATGTTTGTAGTGCCTTTCAGATTGTGTTTTATGTCAGTGGAAAGGAGCGAGGACTGACACACTCGGCCAACAGAAAACCTTACGGTGCAACCTGTTGGAAAGTCTTGTTGCTTTCTATTGTTGTTCCCAGGGAAATGTGACCCAGGGCGCATCGGCTGGGATCAACATGGCTGTCACATCACTGTTGAATATGCTATCTACTTTTGTAACAAGTGATGCGTATACGACGTTGTCTGTGCCGCCATACACATTGTTTATTGAGTTAAAAGTATGACCAGTATCATTGATGTCGTCAACAAATACAACTCTTTTACCTGATTTTATACCTTCTTTGAGTTCAGAGTTGTGCTCACACTTCTGAACATCGCGTGTTTGCCACACAATAGTTTGGAGCGGCAACTCAAGATGGTGTGATAGGTAAAGAGCAGGAAGAAGCCCCCCTCTTGTAATTCCTACAATAATGTCAGGACTATGTGTTTCGACGTGCGTCCTGAGGTGTTTACACATGAGATCAATATCATTGTAGCTGATATGCATTTTAGCGACTGTGCTCATTTACGTGCTCCTATTGTAGGCGGAATGAACGACAGATCTGCTTCATTCAATCAGATCTGTCGTTTGTATGTTAGGTTACGATTTGGTTTTCAAATCGATACACGTGAACTCTTGCAGCTACGTTGGGTGTGGGCACAAGAGGCTCACCACCTTGATGTTACGCTAAACTGGCATAGAGGTGAATCTGAAGATTGAGAACGTAACCGTGTTCGATGCAGTATTGTGCTGCATATTCATGATTACGTTGATTTGCATCCATATCCAACAATCCAGGTTCCCAGAAGCTAATTACCTCATCGACTGTAGATCTTTCTCCGATCTCAATTCTATTTGCTCCACTGTTCCGCAACTCCTTACTCTTTATTGGCTCGTCGTTGTATACGTTCATTGGACTGATGTAGATTGGCTTGTTTGTCTTTTCGTGCCATTCTTGTGCCCACTCTGGAATTGAGCTGTATGGGCTGTCCGGATCCGCTTCCATCACGAACTTCAAACAATCCGCATCGATCATGTTGTCTTTGTGTGGTTTGATGTACTTGCCCATCATTCCACCCTTCTCGATGCACTTTGGACTCATAACCAAAACCGTTGTTTTCGGAATACTCGATTGATGAACGATCCCATTGGATTCGATTTGAGTATTCTTAAATACCTTATTCATCCGTTCCAACAGCGGTCCAATATTCTTCTGTAAGAGGGGTTCACCACCCGTCATTACAAGAACCACTTGCTTTTTAATTCCCGTCAACGGATCATGCAAAGTCCAATCAGGACGATTCATCCCCTTGTCTGAATAGAATTTGTCTATTGCTGTTTCGATGTTCGCATCGACCTCGTCGAACGTCATCCAATCGCCATCATCAAAGAATGTGTCACAAAAACTACAAGCCAGATTACATTTTGCTAATCTAATAAAGAAAGCTGGTTCGCCCCGGAATGGCCCTTCCCCTTGTAAGGTCATGAACATCGAAGTGACGAACAACTTGTCTTCTTCTGCGTCCTTAAAATATTTTTGTCCTACTATTTCGTTTTTTCCAAACATTACATGTCCTTATTTCTTGAGTGTTGAAATTTCATTGATCAGTTGAAACTGTGTGTCGTTCACTTTACGGTGTGCCACAAGAGCATTCATGATCTCCTTGCTCGATTTTTGTTAGATGTGACCAGGATCCAAGACGCTCAATCGCATCGATTGGCGCTTCCCAATCCCATCGTGATTTGATAGGAAGAGTTTCGTGACCGCCATCAATCTTACTATTTGCATCAGCAAAGGCTGTTTGTTTATCTACTTCGCACATTGCATCGTTGCGGTTGTGCTCATATACACGTACACGTTCTACATAACAGCGTCCGTCCGTTACCTTATACACGTAATGGTTGACGTGCTCCCAGATAAACAGCGAGCTCATTTCCATAGATACACCACTTGGCAATACACGCAACGTGCCAAGTATGCCACCAGGCGCTGTCAGTTCGGACGTGATTTGTCCAAGTCTCGGATCGTCAGCAGGAAGTACTGTGACGTGATCGAAGTAATATTCGAGGAAGTGTTTCACAGGACCGAGTTCACCAAACGGAACAATCCATCCATGTGGATCAATCTCTCCTGCAAATGTAAACTCAACTTCACGATCGTATCCGTGAACGCTTGCACAATCACCTGGCGTGCCGTCAGGATTCTTGTCAAAATGTTGTGCATGGCCACACGGAAGGTACTTGAACACCTTCGTTGCCTTAATTTGTATTGCCATTGTAAATACTCCTTTGATTATCGGTCGGAGTGTTTAGAGAGGGTCGATCCGTAGTCCTCTTGCTTAATCTATTGTACGGCATTTCCATAGTTGACGTCAACAAAATTGTCGCTTATAGACGTGCCGTAATATCTGTACCAACTAGGTTTAGATCGGATTCGCTCGACGACTCTTGCTACATTCACAGCGAGATCTACACTGTTGGGGACCCAATCTTGCCACAGACCCTCAGCTCGTTGAAACACTGTCCAATCTATCACCCTTTCTTCTGGTTTCATGTTATAACCACGCATACGCAACTCAGCGATTAGGCTATGGTACCTGTTTAAGAGATACAGGCCCTTGTCGTAGTGAAAGGTTACGTGTCCCTTATTTAGCGTATAATTCTTAGGGATCCGTCCTTTGACTAGTCCACTTTTTGAGTCTAATGTGCGTCTCAGAGATGCGTTGACCATAGGCAATTCCCTATATTCAGCCATTGCATGTTGATCTGTGAGTTTCGATGGAGGAATCACGTTAATTCTAGTCATATTAGCAATTCCAAAGGTAAGTAGTGTCTGTCTCTGGATTGTCTAGGATGTCTTCTGACATTCCAACGATCATTTCCGCTTCTTCTTCTACGTCGCCTTCAAGCTGTACAGTGTTGATGTAATGCTCCATCGCTTTTTTGATAATTTCAAGTTGGTCAGAGTTCATCTCAATGCTAATTTTACTCATTGCGTGTTCCTCAATGTTACTTATACAAATAACGTACACTTCATATGAGGCAGCGTCAAGCGAAAAAGTCTTCCAACGTGTCAACCTTTGTGGCAGACCACCCCAATGAGTCGAGAATGTTTTGAATTGGATCTAGGAACACTTTTGAGAACTGCTTCTCTCTGTCAACGTAATTGTCTATTTCCATTTCAGCAGGAGGACTCTCAATGAACGATATTATATTTTCGCGAAGAGGATTCGGCAGCTTCAAGTACACGAACTTGATTTTGTCTCCTGACTGTATAAGAGGATAACGATTGACGAGGTCATTGTCTACAGTCCACTTGTTTGATAGAAGACAACCACGGATGTGAATTGGACAGGCCTTTTTGTATATCGTCCTTGGATCAGCATAGCCATCCACGTCGTTGGTCCCAGAGACCTTAGCTATGTGTTGAACAGACAAACCAAAAAACTCCTCCTTGAAGTCTCTTATAAATTCCTGTGTCTCAGACTCGCCTTGCGTAACAATGATCTTAAACGCTTCAAAAAACTTCTTTCTACATATTTCTGGTGTAGAGCTTCTTGCCGCATCAATTCCCGTGACAGACACCTTTGGCTCATCATAGTGAACACCCTCACTATTAAGAACATTTAATATGTATCGCTTCTTTGCAACAAAGATGGCCTTGTCTGCAATCTTTTCACGTTTCATTTTCATTGCATTACGATATGCACCCATTCTTTCAGCTAAATCATCATACGCATCGTCAAGCAACGGCTCAATCTTTTCTTTGCACACTTTGTCAATAAAAGACTCGCCTTGCTCGCGCGTAACATTGACGGTTCCAAACACCTTTTCGACGAGTGGACCAAGATTGACATACACACTGTCTGTGTCGCAATACACACAATAATCAACATCTGTCGTTTTGAGCACTTTGTTTACGTACATGTTAATTGCCTGTGCGGCCCACTTGGTGGAAAGCTGTCCTGACGTTGTAATGCCCTCAGCCATGTCACTAATGTAGTAGATAAAAAATGCGTTGGCTGTACTTCCATAAAGTCCGTTCATTAGAATCTTGATGGACATTTGGCTGTTGTGTAGCTGGGTTATCAGCTTTTTCAACCGTACAATTTCATCCTTCGTTGTTGCTATCTCAAGCTCAGACTCTGCCATGAGCATCTTTACTTTGATCTCTGCACGTTCGTCGTAGTATCCTTGAATGATCTGAGGAATGATCCCCTCACGTTCTTTAGAGAAGCAAGCTCCATTTGCTGCTACTGCATACTTGGTCGTGTTTTTGTAGTTGCCGTCTAGTACAATCTGTTGTGACACGTCCTCTTTTACGTTGTGTTGATATGTTTCTGGTGACATGTTGTATTGCATCATTAAGTGCGGATAAAGGCTGTTAAGGTCAAAGGACACAACCCAATCTTTCATTCCCTTTTGTGGGTCCTTTACATATCCACCAACGATGCCCCTTGCACTTTCCTCTGATGCAGATTTGATGAATGGTACGCGTCCTTGATCCATTAGGGCTCTGAATATAGTGGTATCCCACAGTCCCACAGTTCCAAACGCCTCGTTAAAATTGACACCACTCTTGTATGCAACAGTAAACGACAGTGCAAGAAGAGCTACTTGCTCTTCAAACATCTCAACAAGCCTCGTGTCATACAAGTTGTAATCCAATCCAAGCTGATAATATTCACGATCGGCAAGGTCGGAATACTTGCGATGCATTTCAAGCAACTGCTTGTCCGTTAGGTCCTTCATATCTTCCATAGAGTCTCCGAGATTGGTTATTTTTCAAAAAGAGGATTCATAGTACAACGAAACATTAATTCTGATGCTTAACAGAAATAGTAATGGACACAAGCTAGACAGAAAGTCCTCTACGCTGGATTTCTTCCAGCAAAACGTCCCTTCGTTTTACACACATTTCTCCATGTGTCAGTACATCATCGGGAAGGTCGCGCGATATTTTTACGTCCTTGGCTCCATCAGAAATGAATCGGTGAGTATCAACTTTGTTTCCGTGCGCCTCATAAGAAAGCTTCTTTGTGCCAAGTACAATCGTAGCGACGTTATCAAGCTTGTATGACTGCATCGTGCCGTACTTGTATCCGAACTTCTTAAATGCATTCATGTAATCGACAATGCTGATACCGCTAATTACGTATGTTTTTTGCATCTTATTGAACATCTCGAACGACCGTTCGCGAACATGTCCCCACGGCGAAAGTCGTTTGACAGCAGCCATTCCAAGTATGTTTTCAATTCTCTTTACAATATACGTGATGTCAAACAGCTCGACGTTCCACCCCGTGACAACATCTGGATAGTCACTACACCACAAATCGACAAACCTGTTCAGCATGTCATACTCTGATTGACACTTGTGGTACTTGATCAATGAGGGATCAATTCCTGTTATAGTCTTTTCTGGATCGTAGTCTTTTGTACCAAACATGTAGTAATTAGACGATTTAGACGATTTAATTGCGACAGACGTAATCTCGTTGTCTGCAGTCTCCATGTCAGGCTTCTTCTTGCTGATATCTACCTCGATGTCAAAGGTAAAGATGTTAATCAGCGAAGGATCAAAATCAATGGTACCAGGATACATGTCATATGTGAAAGACGCGACGTAATTGGTATTCCCACACATGACCATGTTCTGAACGTCTTTGTACCTCTCCACAAATTCTGTTGCACGCTTCATGTCATCACACTGGATCGACTTCAATGGCCTGTCACCTATTAACGACACGTGCGATGGCTTTTGGTCCTCATTCTGACGATCCTCTACGTAGAATGTAGGCTGATACTTGACCTTCTTGTAGAACCGTTTGCCGTTGTCATATCCTGTCCATAGGATATCATTTCCATAACGTTCGATCTTTGTGTACATCGTGTTGTTCATTGATTGTCCTTATATGATCTGCGTGGATTCTTCATTATGCATCAAAACGTACGAAACATCAATTGTCATCATCTGCTGATTCAGCCACTTGGGTGAAATTCTTCACCTTCTCGAACTTGAGGTGGCGATCAAATCGCTCAGTGAAAGCATCACCACGGTGGGTAATGACAAAGATGTTGTCGTTTGCATTTAGCTTTTTGAGGATCTCAAGGAGCGAATCTACTCCTTGTGCATCGCTACCGCTGTCGAGTATCTCGTCCAGAATTAACAGGTTGGTCGAGACACTGTTTCTTAGTTTTGATAACGCTCTCCATGAGAACAGCAGGCTCAGGTTGATTCGCATCTTTTCGCCCTCTGAAAATGAGCCGAACGAAAACGTATCACGGAATCTGCTTTTTATCACTTCGTTGAAATTCTCGTCAAGATTAAAGTCTACAAACAACTCGAACCCTGAAAGATATTGATTAATTAGCGTGTTCATTATTGGAATGTAGGTCCTGACAATACTCGTCTTGATTCCTCCATCCTTTAACATTGTTGCCACAACACCAAGAGTCTCTCTTTGTTCGTACAAATCTGTCTGAACGCCTTCTAAGTCTGTCAAACTCGCCGCATATTCAACAATTCTACTTTGATCGATCTCCCGGACGTCCTTTTCAGCAGATTGTAGTTCTTCCTTGATGTTGTTTAGTTGATTGATGGTCATCTTGACTGACAAACGACATTCACTCGCCTTGGTGTGCAATTTCTGAATGTCGTCTTCTACGACAGATATTTCTTCCAGTCGTTGTTCCAGTGCAGTTTTTTTGTTTTGAAGTTGGACAATGCCATTTCCAAGCTCGACGCCTCTGCTTGTTTTCTCCTCAACAACAGCCTGTTTGAATTCGTGTTCAATTCCCTGCTTGCAGGTAGGACAGTTGTCATGTACAGAGTAAAAGTCAATCTCTTTTTCAAACGTTTTTTGTTTTGTGTCGAGATCGTAAATCAATTCTTTGACTTTTTCGTGTGATGTCTTCTGCTTGGATTTATCACGGATCGTCGTTGCTAGTTCTGTAATATTCGTCTCGTATCCTTCTATCTCAACTTTGTCACGCTCTACTGTAGTAAGATGCTCCGATATTCTTAGTTTGAGTTTATCAACCTCTGTTAGTTTGAGTTTTCGGATCTCTACATTGTGTTCTTTAGCGGACGTGATTTTCATCTTCAGCAAATCAACAGAATGGTTGTTGTCCGATATAAGCGTCTTGTTTGAGGATATCCGATCCTTTAGCAACGTGTTCATCGTACTGAACACTTGAATGTCGAGGAGATCTTCGATTATTTCCCTTCGTTGGCCTGTAGGAAGGTCCATGAACGGGACGTACGTTGCACTTCCCAAGATTACAATTTGTGTAAATGACTTGTAGGTCATTTTAAGAATAGACTGTTCCAAATAATCCTGATAGTCTTTTGAGGCTGCATCCTTGTTGAGTATTACACCGTCCTTGAGGACCTCAAATATGTTTGGTTTGATTCCTCTGCGAATTGTGTAGTCACTCGACCCTATTGAGAATTCAACTTCGACGAGCATGTCCTTTTGGTTGACAGAATTGACAAGCTGTGGCTTGTTTATTTTTCTGAAACTACGACCATACAACACAAAAACAATTGCCTCAATCATCGTTGACTTGCCTGCACCATTACTGCCTGATAGCAACGTGGTCTTCACGTCCGTGAAGTTAATTTCGACAAATTGATTTCCGACAGAAAGGATGTTTTTATATCTAATGTTCTTAAAGTGAATATGCATTACAGATTCAAAGCCTCCTGATAGAGATCGTCGACCACGGTCTTGATCTTTATTTTGTTAATTTTTGTGTCAACCAGATCTATGTATGTGTGCATCACGTCTTTGGTATCTTTTGCTCCATCCATCACAACATCAACGCCAACATCAGAAAGATTTAAGACATCCTCTACAGCTTTAACATCTGCAGCATTGCTGTCATTGAGACGGTTCATGAACATATCATACAAGTAAGGATTGGTGCGGTTCTTTACCATTACCTTGACATAACAACCATCTAACATTGACAGATCAAGAGATGTAATCTCATCAATTGTCAAGTCCGAATCATCGTACTCTAGCTTGTGGTGTATTGTCGACTGATTAGCAACAAATGTCAACTCTCTTGTTTCACAATCAAGTAAGTAGAATCCGCGCTGTGAGTTGTAATCAGACCAGCTCATTTCGTATTGAGCGCCGAGATAACGTACATTACCGTATTGGGAAGGGTGATGAAAATGTCCTGAAAACACAGATTCAAAGTGGCTAAACTTTTTGTGATCGTCACCGTGATCACTGACAAACCCCTTCATCATCTCAAAGCCTTTTAGCTCGAAATGTCCCATCAAAATGTGAGCTGTTGATTGTTGAACAGTGCTCATCGAATCAGCATAGTTTTCCTTTACGAGCCACGGACACATCATTATCCGCGTCTGATCAAACTGAAGTTCGACAGGATCCTTCTCATAAACATGAATATTTTTGTACTCTTTTAACAGTAAAGACGATGAATTCACATCGTTTGTTGTTGTATATGTGGTATCGTGGTTACCGAGTATTGTGTGCATGGTAATATTCTGATCGCGTAGCACATCGAAAAAGAATTCTTTGCTACGCTTCAGTGTTCCAAAGCTGATATATTTTCTACGGTCAAACACGTCACCAAGATGTAGGACCGTGTCCACTCCGTGTTTAGCCAATGTTGGGAAAAACGTATCTGTGAAGAATTTAGATTGGTGATCAAGGAAGATCTTCGAATCGTTTCTTACGCCAAAGTGCGTATCGTTAAGTAGCGCTACCTTCATACATTACTCCTCGCGCTTTTTAGCTTTTGCCTTGTCTCTTGCAAGTTTGTCTTCAAAGTCGCCAATGAAGGTGTCGATATAGTCTGCATCAAGACTAAGGTTCAATCCTATCTCACTGCCACCGACGTGCGTTTCGCCCATTGCAAGTAGCGCCTGTGAGGACTTGAGTTTTGTGTAGAGGAACTTCTTCTCTTTTGCAATCCGGCGCAAGAAAGCGAACCAAATGATCTGAGTGAAATATGCAAACGGATTGCTCGATTTAGCTGCATCGAAATTCTCGATGTACAGCAGCGAGTTTTCTATTCCATCCATAACCATGTCCTCTCTGAAGGAATATCCTGAGAAGTTAGGCTTTGATGATAGTCGATTAGAAATGTGGTAAATACACTCTCCAAGATAATTAGGAACAACGGGAAGCTGTTTACTTGCATCTCTCGCATCTTGACAGTTCTTCTTGTGCAGGATTAGCGCTTCGAGAAAGTCAGGATTGTTCACGTAGTTTCTCTTTTTTCTCTTTTGCATTTTGTACCCTCTGATGGTTTTACAGCGGTGCGGACGTTACATCCGCACCGCTGTATTTGTTAATTGTATATTTTAGGTTGTTGTCAACATCTTCTCTTTGAGATACGCTACGAACCGTTCCGCATAAAGAACCAGTCCATCACCTACTAAAAGATGAGCATATCGCTCGTCGTACACTTCACTCATTGTTGCGCTTGGAAACACGACTGCAGGTCCTTGACTTGTTATGTCATAAAGCTCTTCGGGCAGTTTACCTTGTTGTAGAGCCTCTTGAAAATCGACATATTCAATTTCATTCGTTTCCACATCTACAATAGGGATCATTCCGTCCCTGAATATAAATGTGGTTGTTGGCGCAAAGTTGTCCATTAACTGTTCCGTAATGTAATTTTTGAAGGTAGATACCTTGTTATTATTACAGTATACACCCTCAGCCAAGTGTTTGTCAACGTTTTGTTTTGTGGCTAACTCAACTTCGTACACTTGCTGAATGCGCAACTGCGCAGGCGGATTGAACACGCACCATTCAGGCGATCTGATACCACCACCTGCTCCAGGGACACCTGCAACCTGATAGTCTGTTCTTTTTTCCCCAAGGTTGACGTCCATCGAGAACAAATAGCCCTTTTGGCCTGCACGTCTTGAGTAACCGCCGTTAGAAACATATTGTAGCGCTTTGTCGACCTTGTTGCTGAAATATATACCGTCACCAAGCATTCTACCAACAACGCCTGAATCAGAAGGCTTGATGACTCTGAACCCATATCTCAATATCATTGATGCTGCAACACCACCTGTACCATGGTAAGCAGGTTCTACTGTTCCATCACCAAACTTGTTTTTGCGGAAGTCGTCAAACAGAGGGTTGTCTGTTGTTCCGTCATATACGTTTAGAATCTTAGGAAACACATCGCCATGCTTTCCTGCATGATCTCTTTGAATAATGGTTTTGTTCAGCGCATTAACGTTTATAGTATCGTTTTTTGCAATCTCCGGTTCGGGAAGAATTGTCCCTTTCCGAGCAATTGTAGCTTTTGCGCGTGCAAAGAACTGTGTATACGTCTCGCCCTTCTTTTTCTTTGATACTGCGCCTGATACAATTGCAGACAAATCAATGTCGTTGTATAAAAACAGCTGCTTTAATCTATTGTTATCGATTTTATCGAACGGTTTAATCTCTCCGCTAGAAATTTCATCTATCAAAACTTGCGAGCCGACAAGTGACATTCTAATCTTCTGTACAACATGAGGTGCGAGCCCATCGATGATGTCATTGACATAATCTTCGACATCTGTGCCAATAGTGTCAAGAATGATTCCTGTTAACACTTCAACATATTTACCTTTCTCGTCTTTGCGGATGCTTTTATACAGTCCTACACTCATAATGTATTTCTTCTGTGAGGATTTTGCGAATCTCATCCACTCTAATACTGTCTCTGATGTTGCACTTGAAAGAAGGTTCATGATAGTATCGCCACCCTTTGACGTATCAAAATCAAAACCGGTGTCTTTCTTTGCAACGATCAGTGACGCTTTGGCCAAAGCGTCACTGATCTTGTCTTTATCACCAGGCGCATATTTTGCGACACTTAGATTGCTGTAGAAACTGTTTCTTGATTCAAGGAAGTCTACTAACACTTGTGTATCAAGATCCCCAACGCCGTCACGTCGAACCTTCACTCCCACTAGTGCCTCATCGTTGGGGAATTTAGCCATCATTTGATCAAGATCAATGTTAAGCACTCTAACAACTTTGACAGTTTTATCTACATTATATATACTATTTGAACCTATTAATTTGCCTATCAACGACTTTTCAAAACCTACATCTACAAGGTCCGCTGCATAGCGGTCGTGCAGCAGCTCAAAGAGCATGCCGCCGTTTTGAGGAGCCTGTGTATCATACACCTCTCCCTTTCTGAATTCTTCAAACAATTTTGGAACGATAGAAGCCTCATAGGTAGAAAACAAATCAGCTTGAATGAAGTGTTGAGCCATCTTCTCAATACGGTCCATCGTTGACTGTTTAAGTCTCGTAGTTACATCGGTAACTTTTGATCTACTGTCTCCTGATACTATAAGCAATTCTATAAAATTTGCCTGCGACGCTCCAACAGTCACTGTATCGTTGTACACAGTTGATAAGAAATCTATCGGCTGTGCAGCAACAAATTCCACCAGCATCTGGTCATAATATCTTCCATATTGGATATCACCACTAGGATACGATCGCGTTAAGCCATTAAATGTGTTTTGAATAAGCATTTTGCTTGAGATTTCCGGATCAGAAACAATGAACGATATCAATCTTTGTTTTTGTTTTTCCTGAACAGTGTTTTTGTATACATCTGATAGAAGAGAACTATAAAATTCACCTATATTGATTATACGCTTTATTAGTGGATCTTTTGCCTCTATTTCAAGTGCAGCGTTTATAAACGCTGCAACAGATGATTTGCGATAGGACGCCATTTTACCACTACTGTATATCTGATCGACGAACATTTCAAGAAAACCAATTGGCGTATATTTAGTCTTCCGTACAGCATTAGCTTGTTTAAGCACTGGTGTAAAATCTTGGGAGGTGTCACGATCTCTAAAAGCTTCAATATAATTTTCAACGTTAGTCACAGTTTTATATATTGCTTCAAATGCTTGGCGAGGTGCATCAGGTAAATTATCAGCATAAATCAAGGTATCTGCAAGATTGTATTTTGTTTTAACAAATTTAAGGGCCGCTGCTGCAAGTGCATCACTTTGATACATACCGTCCACGTGTATATCTACAAGGAGCTTTATGCCCTCATCAATCAATTGATCTATGTCGATGTTACTTGCAACTAATGTCTGCGCTGCCTCTCTTTCCTTCTGATCAATAGCAGCCTGAGCATCACGTGCCTTCTGATCAATAGCAGCCTGAGCATCAATCGCTTGTTGTGCTTGTTGTGCTTGTTGTGCAGCAGCTTGTTTAATCTGTTTTTGACGTTGATAATAACCCAGCTTCGGTGCTGTAGGCGCAGGAACAGCAGGGTCAACAGGCGCACCTGTCAGTGCCGCAAGCTTCTTCAGTTTTTGACGTTGATAATAGTTCATTGGTGGTGCAACAGCAGGTGTTGTAGTGACCTGAGCTGACGGATCAACAATTGGTGTTGGCACTGTAGGAGCTGCAGGTACCGCAGCTGTGGCCATAGGAGACACTCCAGCAGGCTGCGGTGTTATTTCTGTCAATCCAAAGAATCTCTTGGCATATTTTTGATAGTCACCACCACCATCAACTGTATTGACTCTCTTCTTCAATTGAACAGCAAATCTGGAAACATCAACAGCCGTTCCGCCACCACCTACGAAATCATCAAATACTTGACGCATCTTTGCATCTTTAATATTCAATCGGAAACTTGGAACCATCCCTCTAAGCCATCCTGCAACAACGTTCGAGTCAATAGAATCGATTTGGCCTGATTTCAACTTGAAAAGGAATTTTGTTATTTCGTTTGCTGTGATGTCCTGCTTGAAGAATCCTGCCTCATGAGCCAACTTCACGGACAATGAAATGTCATGGTTATCATCGCCGATTGATCCAAGACGTACCTGTTTGTCTTTGCGCAAGAACTTGATAATTGTTCCACGTTGGGTAGGGCTCGTTGCGTTAATCATCCCCAGCATTCCGAGAAAGTTAAACATGAAAGCAGCAGCAACTCGATCTTTATCTGCGAGTAACGCAGCTCTTTCTGCATCGTTAGAGTAAAGAGAATTTTCCCCAAGAAAAGATTTGAAGTTTTTGGTCATTGTGCACGGTATCCTTGTGAAAGCTGGTGTGTCTTGCTTATTTATCAAAACACTCCAGCTTCGACTCTTTCACGTAAATTTTACAGACGTGTGCCAATATTCAACTTGTTCAGATGTCACGATCATTTCAGGATTATCATCAATCCACACATCAACCTTGATGTTGTTGTCTTCCGCAAACGTCTTCTTATAACTGCCGCCTGTCGGCCTACAATTGTGTACTCCAATAGTCACGCCAAGTGTATCATACACTTTCTGCATCTCGTCGTGTCGTCTGAACGTGATGCACAGAACTGTATGTCCCCTCTCCATAGCTGATTTGGCCCACAACGTCCAAAGGTCAGGATCTGCCGTATAAGTCCCATCAAAATCCAAAGCAAAAATCATGTCTTTATCTATCCCTGACATACAAAAATTAGCACCCCAAATCACAAGGATGCTATTTTTATTACATTGTGCGTGCTACACTCGAAAGCTTCTGGTAGTATGTTGCTGCTGTGCCGCGTGACACGCCTTGCTTGACTGCAAGGTCGATCACGTCTTTGCGACGAAGCAAACCGTAGTTTGCTTGAAAGATTTGACGAAATTCAGCAACAGGAGATACAATCGAGGACGATACAGGTGAATCTTTTTTTGTCTTTGCTTTTGCAGGAAGTGTGACAAGAATTTTACCGCCATCGCGTTTGGTGAAAATGGGCTGTACCAAGCCTGCGCGAACTGCACCGCGCTTTGCACTTGACATTGAGGTGTATGTTTTTTCAAAGTTCTTAGTCATTTTTATGTTCCGTTTATTTGTTGCTGTTTGCTTACCTTTATAAGCTAGCGCCAAGCAAATAGAATGGCAACAATGTTTTTGGAACATTCTTAACTAATTTCTACCAGACTGACTTTTATCTGTTTTTCACCTCTGAGTTGAGCAGCGACGACAGCATGGTGCCCATCACTTATGAAGAACCTCCCAGCATACTTAACAACATGGATGTGGTTAGGGTTTGTGTTTGTGATCTTGTCGCGTAGCTTTTCAACGTCGTTTGTCATGACGTATGGCTGTGTGGCAACCAACTGACTGATGTTCAATGTGGTCTGTTTGTTCATCTTGTCGTACTGACGCTGGCCTTCATCTCTCACCTTCTTATCTACGTCTTCCATTCCCAACTCCATCTGCAAGTCATATAGTGCCTCTGCTGCCTGACTTGAAAGTTTTTCATCGAAGGACGTAAGGGGGATGTGACCTCCCTTTGGGACCTTCTCCCATGTGCCAAAGCTTGAACGTGTGCCGTATCTACGTGATGCACGCTGCGCGAGCCTTACAGGGTCCACCTTACGTTCAAATAATTGACAAAATTGTGTAAAAAGTATCATTTTGTTGTTGACCTGCTTGTGAAAATAGGGATAATAGAGTTATGGCTCTGGATATAAGAGGCTATAGTAGGTGCTGAGGTGGTTTAGTTTAGGTCGATGTTGAACACTTTGAATGGAAATTGTTCAGAAGAATATATCTCAATTCGCTTCTTAAAGTGGTCTAATGTATAGTTAGTGTATGCGCCATGGGTGATATCATCAGCAATGTCATACAGTGTAGCTTCGTCAGCATTGTTACCCTTTCTTAGCACTCTACCAATGGATTGAAGAATACGAACTTCTGATTTTGATCCTGAGGCGAGAATTAGATTATCAAGCCGCTTGATCGACACACCTGTGGAGAAATGTTCCATACGAAGCAAGTATATTGTGATTCTTAACAGCGTATGACCTCCGTTCTATTTTAGTCGGTTTCATTTATAATTTCCTCTATTTTATGTTCATATCCATTTAACATACCGTATCTTTCACAATATATCTTTATGATGTTGTGTAAATTTTCAATCGAAGTTCTATACCACCCTCTATCTGTAAGAGGATCCTTGCTAACTTTATTTTTTAGTTTATACGCTTTAATAATTTTTATTTCTATACGTTTTGCAAGTTCTGTATTTGGAGTTTTAGTATTTAATTTTCTGGAGTATTTTCCGTATGTTTTTATTATTTCATCATCAGCTAAATCTTCTAATAGATGTATCATGTCACTTGGTATTTTATTTCTTATATGACTTATTTTTCTGCTTTTTAGTGTTCTTTCTTTGTAATTTGGATCTTTCCAAAGTTCTGAAATGGCAGATCCATCAGAACCTCTGTATTTCCTATTTTTCATTTTTTCTATAAAGACTTCATCATTTTTCCAAAGACTTTTTAATTTTTTAGAAGCTTGTTCTTTTTTCTCTTTTGATCCATTTATTTTTTTCATAGTATTTTTGAAATTGTTAAAATCGCTTTCGGACATTTCAGAATATCTCTTATTCAGCGCATCTGAATATCTTTGTGTACCATTTATTATATTATACTCTATCATGTCTTTTGATTTTTGCTCTCGTCTTTCAGGTATCCACCACCTTTTTAATTGCTCTGATTTTTTAACACGATTTTCTGGAGAATTGCCAATGGCAGACATATTTTTAGAATGCCCATTGAGCATTTGTGCTCTGGCAATGTTTCTTCTTTTTTCTCTCCAGTCTTCATATTTTGGAGACTTTTTAAATTCTATCCACGCATTTTTTGTCGCCGTTGATATTATTTTTCTATATTCTTTTGATTCTCTGGTAGTTTTAGGAAGCATAAAGTTTAATGGTCTCGTAAATCTCCTTATTGGATACGCTTTTGACAATAGAAAATGTGCTTCCACGTGATCGGTATATGTTAAAGCATATACTAAATCATTTGCGTATATACATCGTGGAATTATATGGTGATCTTCACAATATAATTCTGATGAAATCTTGTCTGTTTTATTTTCAAGAACAAAATCTATATATTTTTCTAGTGTAGACTCGTCTGATGGATCACCCAAAAGTTCAACAAATTTATCAAATATGATCTTTTCCAATATAATACTCCTTATAGGTATTATTTATCAAAGATGACATTTCAACCGCCATTAGCTTTATTTTTTATCCAATTTTCGGAAATGTCAGAATTTTCGGTTATATTTTTTCCTAAACAGACAGATCCGTCAGTAAGAATTACTTGTTCATCTTCTTCTATTTCAAGTTTATGTTCACCGAAAAAAAGAACTACCATTGTTTTGTTATCATTTTCGATTAAATGTCGAATTCGTTCTCGTTCTTCTCCTTTGGTATCTCCGTAGATGAAGTGAAGATTTGTATCTGGGCTTTCAAGCATTGGAGCAAGAACCTTACCATGCTTCTCTACAAGTTCAAACAAAATAAGATTGTTCTGACCTTTGAGTGACCATACGAGATTGCGTATGAATGTGTTTCTCTTACTGCTATTTATGATGAACTCGCGCTCTGCATGGTAACGCTCTTCTTTTTTCAGCTTCTTAATTGCCTTTGAGAACGTTGACCGTGTCTGTGCAGGATGTTTGAGAACAATTGCTTTGACATTAAATGTTGCAACTGTACCACTATCAATTAGGTCCTTTGTCGATACATATCTCTTAACATTTCCAAATAGTCCTGTCAAGATTAAAACGTGTGTTTTAGAATCAGAGGAGATGGTACCAGTAAAGCCAAATCTGTAGGGAGCTTCAGTGCATTTTTCCATGATCTGGGTAAGCGACTTGCCTGTAAACAAATGTGCCTCATCACCCATCACAACGCGGAATTGGTCAAACCACTCCTTTTGTAACGGTCCTAACGACTGCCATGTTGATATTACAATTTGTGCCGAGGTGTTTTTATCAACACCCCCTTGGATCTTGTATATCAAACTTGGATCACAGCCATAATCGATGAAGTCTCCTGCCATCTGATGTACAAGGGAAATTGTTGGGACAATTATTAGAACACGGTGTTGAAAGGCAGAAATGTAGTGGTGAGATATTAAATACTGCATGAACGATTTGCCACTAGAAGTTGGCGAAAGAGATAGGGTTCTCTTTTTACGAATGGCATTAACAATGTAGTCGTTTTGATACTCACGAAGCTCGAGCTTCGTCCCTGTTTCTTTTGCTAGTTGGTATCCGTAGTCATCAGGAACATTTGGTTCGTCGCATATTTCTTTGTCTACAATCAGATCATACGATCTGATTTCACAAAATTGTCGAAGCTGATCGATTAGACCTATGTGGAGATAAGGCTTGAATGGGGTGATCAGGCGAATGTACCCATCCCAAACCTTCGCCTTGTACTTCGGTGAGAATTGATAGTTTGCAGGTTGGAAGGCAAAGAATTCCATCAACTCTTGCATTATGCTCACATCAGCGATTACCTTCATGTGAACTTCGTTCATTTTCTCAACTCGAATTGTATCAGTCACGGTATATTAATAGCCTCCGTTTTGGAATTTCTGAAAGTCGATCATGTTCTTTATGATGAAGTTTCTGTTATTTATCTGCTTGATTACATCTTCAAGAAACTTAGCCATTCCTGTATAGTAATCGATCTGTAGGGACAATTTAATTACCTCCTTGTCAGAGTGAATATATTTATCCATGTCGCTCCGAAGTATTTTCAAAGGGTTTGGCTTCCACCCACGCTCCTTCAAATCTTCCATGGCCATCGTACCGTTGTAATATTCTATCTTGTCCTTCTCAAGGACCTTTAGGTCCGCTTTAAGTTTATTAGCTTTCATTACAGCACGGTAGTATATTTTATAGTATTTTGCGTGTAGTCCAGGGATCTTCCCCGACTCTTGCGACAAGTTAGTTTCGTTTATTGTTGCGTCTTGGGCCCACATCTCTTCATATTTTTCAATGTCCATAAATTCAATCCTATCATATTATTTTGGTATCTTTTCAATTGTGAACGAGTCGTATTGAAACGTCGCCGTCGCTTGAGGGTATGTGACGTCTGAATCAGTTACATTTAACGAGACATCGCTCAGCGACGTTGGAAAGCAATTTATATATTTCACAAGAATGTTTGAGTTCTTCTTGCTGTTCATTACTGTAATTGTAATGTCCGAAAACAGTCTTTGTACAGTATTCTGTATTTTCTCATATTGACTGTGGTTGCTTGGAAATGCTGAACCGACAATCCAATCAAAAATCTCCACGTAGTTGTTCATGTCTTCATCGATTATAAAAACAAGATCTAGATTTGAGTATGTTACGTTGCTAGGAGTCTGAAATACGGGGTTGAATCGTGTAGGCTGCACAATTGGTGATGTGCTGATGCTTGGGATCGAGGACTGTTGCGCGAAGAACTCAACATTAGGTAGCCTCTTTATTGCTACTCTAAATTCAATTGGTGAAAAATAGTTCGGTACTATTGTTGACATGATATCCTGTTCCCTGTTGACTAAGCAATTTCAGACGACTACAGTGTTATTTATGTTTAAAGATGAAGGACGACCTGATGAAACAGAAGCGACACGACTTTCATATAATCAGCGGAGACAGAGTCGAAGATGCTCGAGGAAATGTGTACTTGATTACAAGCATTACGGAGCCTGTCGGATATCGATGGTGTGAACCGTATGTAGGTAGGACGGTCAATTTGGTTTGTGTGTCAGGACCAAATACTACAAGCACTCGTGCTATTGAACACAAAGTGTTGGATGGCATGTCACAGAGCTCTAAACTGTGGAAGTGTAACACCTAACATACCACAATTTCAAGAAAAAACAACCGTTGACCACGTGTTCTATAACATGTATATAAAACTTATAACAAACGTGAAAGAAAACCAAAATGAAATGTGCAATCATCACTTCCGTCCTGCTTCTATCAGCTTGTTCTTCGCCATCGATTACAGACCTCGATAAACGCCTTCGTGCCGAGGAAGATTTCCGCTCACACCAAATGTATCTCGAAGAACTGTACACTAAACATGACCCTGAGTTTGTAGATGACTGCATCTACCACAATCTCAGTTGTGAGTTTTGAAACGACACGTGCTAGAAATAACAGCAAAAGAAGACATATTACAAAAGAGGGCGTGGAAATGAAAAAATATCTTGTAGGTGGTGCAGTTCGCGACATGCAAATGGGTATTGAGCCTAAAGATCTAGATTATGTTGTAGTAGGTGCTACACATGAACAAATGATTGCTAGTGGGTTCGAGCACGTTGGTGCCGATTTCCCCGTGTTTCTACATCCTGTTACGAGTGATGAGTATGCGCTGGCACGACGTGAAAAGAAGACAGGCGTAGGATACGTCGGATTCACGTCTGAATTTGGTGTGGGTGTGACCCTGGAGGAGGATCTAGGGAGGAGAGACATTACTGTTAACAGCATGGCATATGACATTGATGAAGGACTAATCGATCCGTTCAACGGTCAAGACGATGTTGCTAACAAAGTTCTTCGTCATACCGGCACTGCCTTTGTTGAAGATCCTGTTCGTGTTCTCCGGATCGCACGACTTCGCGCACGATTTGGCTCGGAGTGGACAGTTGCACCTGAGACAAAGGTTCTAATTTATCGTATGGCCAAATCGGGCATTCTCAATGAGCTGCAAGCAGATCGTGTGTGGAAAGAAATGAGCCGTGCACTGATGGAGCCAAATCCACAGCTTTTCTTTGACACACTACTTGAGTGTGATGCGCTTCATGTTATATTTCCTGAAATCTACAAACTGCTGACCGCACTGGAAAGTAACCGTTGGCACCCAGAGAAAACAGCGCTAGCACATACAATGCTTGTGCTCGAGCAATCTGCAAGGTTTGATTTTCCTCTTGATGTACGCTTTGCGTGTCTCGTTCATGACATTGGAAAGGGACTCACACGTTTTGAGAATCTTCCAAGTCACTTTGGCCATGATGTCAATGGGGTGGCTCTTGTAGAAGCGTTTGCAAACCGAATTTCAGTTCCTGCAAAAATTCGTGACCACGCGAAGAAGGCAACACGCTACCATATGAGCATGCATAAACTCAGTACGTTGAACGACAAGACGTTTGTTAAGATGTTTGATGCTATGAGTGTTAAGAACGACCCACGCAGCGTAGAGGTTTTACTTTGCGTTGGTATTTGCGACGAGAGAGGACGTCTTGGCTCTGAAAACAATTCTATTGACCACCTCAACGATCTGACCACGTTGTTTGAAGCATATGACAGCGTGAAGTTTACTAATGTTTTCCCAAACGGTCAAACAAACGTCAACAAGATCAAAGACGGAATGTTCAAGGCGAGAATCCAAGCGATTAAATCAGCCAGAGCCTCTATCCGATCTGATTGTAAATTATAAATAAAGCACATACTTTACAAGAGGCTTACTCCAATGATGTCATTTAAACAGCACGTGAATGAAAACTATAAGAATTTTATAGGACCTGTAGAAACAAGAATTCAACGTGAGAAGTGGATTGATCGGGTGTGGGACATCGTACAGAAGTCTTACGCACCGATTGGTGGAATTCAAGGTAGCGGTTTTGGCTCTAAAAAAGATATGATCGAAAAGATCCCCTTTTGGAAATTGTACACAAAAGGGGATAACCTTGTGGCTGCAGCCTTCTATAAAGATAAAGGCGGCAGAAAGTCAGTGGCAATTGCCACTGACGGGTCCGATCTTGGTAAGAAAGTTGTTGGAGATATTTTTAAGGCGTCTCTTGGTGTTTCATATGGTGAAAAGTCAGGACCTTCTCTTGCAATGATGATAAAAACAGTCCCGTGGGACGTGTTGCAGAACTTCATGCTTACACCAAAGCAAATATCAAAAATTAGTAGCGTGGACGTAATGACAGTGGCAGAGTTTGGTGTAGAACAATTGAACACGAAAGACAAATTAACGTACGACAAATTTCCTCAATTACGTCCTTTCTTCTACATCAGATCACTTGGCGGTGAGATGCATCTGAAAGCTGCTATGGGAACTCCAAATCTTGGTATAATGTCAAAATAGCGTTGACGTCTGTCTGTATTCAGCTTATAGATACACACAAGGAGACCGCACAATGTATTACATTTACTTACACGGCTTTAATTCGGCATACGGATCAGATTCGCAGAAGGTTGTAGATCTATCTACAATTGGTGAAGTCTCGGGTATTACGTACGACACCTTTGATACGTTCTCGAACATATTTAAGTACATCGTCAGCCAAGTTCCTGATTCCTCAGACGTTGTGTTTGTTGGAACGTCACTCGGTGGTTTCTGGGCTGCGCAGATGGGTCACTACTTTGGTGTTCCGTCTATCATAATTAATCCGTGTACTGACCCGTTTACAATGCTTCGTAAGTATGTAGGAATGCCGCAAGTGAACTACCAGACGGGCGAAGAGCAGGTTTTAACGGACCGTGACGTAGATACCTATTACACAGCTCCGTTGAAGAGTTGTAAAAAAACGTTTGGTGTACTTCCTCTAGTGTTACTTGATATGGGTGATGCAGTCATCGCTTCGCGCGAAACGGTGGTCACTCTTGAAGGGTTCCCAACCAATACATGGGAAGGTGGGAGTCACCGGTTTGAACACATGAAGGAAGCACTCGAACACATCGCTGCGTATGTCAATCACGCCTCATACGTCTGTAACACATAACACACATGTAGTACAGATAAGGCAAGAAAAATGTTTGAGGCTGCTTGCATGATATTCTGTAAAGAAAAGACTGTTGATGGAATAATGAGTATCTATAACATCATTGAAGAGGAAGCAGTTGCTCTTGTTGAAGCATGCAAGTAACATCAACACCAACCCACGTTCCCCACACAATGAAAGCGAATATAACATGTATAGTGTCTTTTTTACTCGGCCATACTCTAACAAACCGCAATCTGCCAAGTGTCGCACGTATGCGCGTGCTCTGGATCGTCTTGACGAGGAACTGTCAAACGGCTCTGTCAAGTGCCAAATGGTTTATCGAGACACAGACGAGTCTCTTGAGCGTGAGGAACAATTCCTCTACGAAGATTGAAAGTGTTGATCCCCATGAGTTAAACAAGTATCTATGTTTTAAGCGATGAAAGGCTTCAAATGCAAAAAGAAACACGAGCTCTGATTCATACAATCAACAACAATTATTTCACACCTATCAGTTTGTATTCTAAAACTGATAGGGTGGTGGCGAAACTCTGTCCCAAAATTGGGAACACAGAAGGTAAAAAGTACATCCGCATTTCTTTAAACGGATCTGCGTGGACGGGAGCTTGATTAAAATTCAAGGGAAAATTGACCGTGAAGTAAACGTTGCCTGCTCAGGTGGAATCGACTCCATGGCTGTTGTCGACTTCCTGATGCAAAACCACAAAGTGAATTTGTTGTTTTTTGATCATGGCACAGAGACATCAACAGATGCAAGAAACTTCATCACAGAAAAATTCACACAAAGAGAGTTTTCTGATGATACGCGTGTCGAATTTGGCAACGTCCAAAACACAAAATCGAAATCAGAATCGTGGGAAGAGTACTGGAGGAATGAACGGTATGCGTGGTTCCACTCATTTGACAGCCCTGTTATTACCTGCCACCATCTTGACGATTGTGTTGAAACGTGGCTGTGGTCATCCATTCACGGGAATGGTAAGATTATCCCATATGCAAACCTAAACGTCATCCGTCCGTTCCGCCAGAACAGAAAAGCAGAATTTGCCAACTGGGCAAGACGTAAAGATGTGTCATGGATCGAAGACGTGTCCAATCAAGATGTGAAATATATGAGAAACTTCATTCGTCGTGATCTGATGCCAAAAGCATTGGTTGTCAACCCTGGACTGCACAAAGTTGTGGAAAAGAAGGTTGGGGCAGATGCACCCTAACGACGACGAGTATCAACAGTTCAAGCAATCTTTTTGGTTGTGGTTTGATGGGATGTCGATTGGAGAGAAAGAAAAGTTTTGGAGTTATAAAGATGACATGTCCGAAACGAACTACTACTTCTCTATGTGGTCAAAAATTAACAAGGACAACTACAAATGAAACCTCTAATTCACGCGCGGAACTCAGTTAAGCGATACGGCGGAACAGTTGAAGATTATCTCGAAGTTCACAACTGGCTCGACAGTACAAAAGCGTCCACAGCAAATTTTTACCATCGAGCAATTCTCCACAATACGTTTGGAATCTTCCTTTGTGAGCAGTTGTTTGGCGTGTACGTTACTAATACAGATGGCAAGCAAGTATCTGTACGGGACGTTGCCGAGGATCATGTCAAAGAAGATTGTCAAGGTAGGATCCCTACCATCGATCAGTGGCTTGGGGACTTGCCACCACAAGATTGGATGGTCGGCAAAGGTTTGCGAAAGCACATAATGAGTATAGGAATGGAGGCTGATTAATGGAAAGACAAGAGTTTAACGAGATTGTAGATGGTGACGGCGAAGACTATTTGCACGTCAATAGTGTAACCATTGAAGATCAGAGTCGGTGGTCGATCTATAAGAGTGTTGTAGTGCAGCAGTTTTCGACAGGGAAATTCTTCAAGTGTTATTGGGGTGAAGGCGCCACAGAGATACAAGATGGCCAAGACGAGATGTGGTCCATCAATGAGGTCGAATCCTACACTGTTTCTGAAACAAAATGGAGACCCGTCAAAGATGGGATTTTAATTGAAGGGAGTTGCTGAAAATGGACACAAAAACACTCAAACTGCTGAAATTTGAATGTGGTGAGCTTAACAACCAGATAGAAGCACTAAAGACGAAGGCGCAAGCGAAGTCGCGTGACCTGATGGCAGAAGGGTTCAAAGAGTTTTTTACGTGTCATGGGGAGCTTGTTGAAAACCTGTTTTGGACTCAATATACCCCACATTTCAACGACGGAGAGGAATGTTCGTTTGGTGTCAACGAGGTCTGTATATTGCTCAAGGGCGACGAAGAAGCGTGCGAGTGTGAAGGGTCGCTACTGTATGACCAAGAGAGAATTGTTGAAATTGAAAATGACATTGCCACAACTATCGCATGGCAAAAAGATCCTATTGGCGTAGCACAGAAGTACGCAGATGATTATTTCGCAAAGTATAAGAGGGATCTGTTCCAAGCAAATATTTGGGACAGAGAAACTGTTCAACAAAAAATGAAAAAATGGACACCGTGTCGTCAGAGCATCGTCGAACTTAATAGTGAGCTACTGTTTGCTACGCAGTTTGTTTCGAAAAGCAAGAATCTCAAAAAAGACTTCAAACAGATCAAGAGGACAGTTGAATCAATGGACGACGATATGATGAAAATGGTGTTTGGTAATCATGTCAAAGTGATTGTTTCTAGGGACAGTATTGACGTGGAAGAATATCATCACGACTGATGCTTATTGAAAAATGAAAGGAATCCACCATGTTTGAAGTTATAATTATGATTTGTGCTAGTTCTTTTGCACTTGAGGTCGATTTTGACAATTGCATATACATAAAGGATGCGTGGGGTCCGTATAAGACAGAACACTACTGTGAGATAAGGTCAGATCAATTGTCAGAAGAACTACTTGTTGGTGAGCTTAATAGGCACTTTACAGTAATGTTAGACTATCCTGAGATGTTGTCTGCAATGGGACATTGTCGAAAAGTGGACGGCGATGAAATGACATAAATAACTGTAACCTCTAAATAGGAAGCAGTTGATGAATACGTTTAAGGAATATATCGTTGAGTCAGAAGCACAGCTCAAAGCAGCAGGTGTTTCAAAATACAATGAACCAAAAAGAACACCCTCACATGCAACAAAATCGCACGTGGTTGTCGCCAAAGAGGGTGGTAAAATTAAACTGATTCGGTTTGGTGAGCAAGGTGCTGAAACTGCTGGTGAGCCCAAAAAAGGCGAATCTGATAGAATGATAGCCAAGCGCAAATCGTTCAAAGCGCGACACGGTGAAGACATCGCTCGCGGCAAAATGAGTGCAGCATATTGGTCCGACAAAGAAAAGTGGTAATTGACAATGACTACCGTTGACTAAAAAGGTAGTCATTGTATACTACGGATCTGTGTATAACCTACAAATGGAAGATTTATTATGAAAATTGAGTATCGTCGCGGCGATGTGTTAACCACAGACATCGCCCACATTATCCACGGCTGTAATAGTCACGGAGTGATGGGCTCTGGCGTTGCTAAGATGGTCAGATCAAAATATCCCCCAGCATATCAAAGATACGTAGATGAGTATAACCGTGTCGGTCTTGAACTGGGCACGGTCATCCCTTCTATCCAACGTGACGACAAAGTGATTTACAACGCCATCACGCAGCAAAACTACGGCAACAATAAAAATGTAGTGTATGTGTCATATTGGGCCATTGCTGAAGCTTTCAGATACATTGACTCGGCCGTCAACATTAAACAGATTGCGCTGCCGATGATTGGTGCAGGATTAGCAAATGGAAATTGGGACGTAATCTCCGCAATTATAGAAAACACCCTGACACGAACATTGCCTGTGGTATACGTCTATGGGTGATTTGTGGTCTTCGTGTCACGTTGAACAAACACTAAAAGGTTGGACGATTTTATATCCTGACAACACAAGCGCTTGGTCTCAATCTTTCAAAACGAGGGGTTGGGCTACAAGAACGCTTAATTGGCTCAACAAACAGTAGTAATTACGATAGTTGACATTGTGTAATTCCGCATATATAAATAGTCTTACGTGTGCGAAGTTTTAACAAAGAAAGCAAATCCAATGAAGCAAAAGAAGAAAAAGGGCCTGCCCAAACAAAGAAACGAATTTGTTGTGCAGCTGATTCAAAGAGCAGGAGCAGGTGCAGGAAGCCATCAGAAGTCGAAAAAGGCTTCGAGACGTAACGATAAAATGAAACTGAACAAGGAATGGTCAATCAAGGTCACTTAATCACAGTGTCTTTCATTGACTGTTCCTTTTAATGTTTTATACATTGTAACTGTCAGAACCCCCCAATTACCCCAAACAGGAGGCTTGAACTGTGTTTCAGCTTAATAGACGCGACCAGAGATTTACTCAGGAAGAACGTGACATGATCGATGCAGCAGTTAAAGCAGGTAATGTAAGCATCGTTGAATTAGGGAGTGTAGGCTATGTTGATAAGTTTCAACAGAAGAGGGATGATGCACGTAAAGAGCGTGCAAGATTGCGAGCGATTGAAAAGAAGGCTGAAGAGTAATCATGACTGAAAAATTTGAAATACTGACACCACGTCAACATGTAAGGCTAAAAACAGGGATGTGGCTTGGATCGACATCTATTGAGGAGATTGATAGGTTTGTTGTGGGCAAGTGGGATAGAGTGTCCTATGTGCCAGCATTGTCAAAAATGATCGACGAGATTGTTGATAATAGCATCGACGAAGCAATCAGAACAGACTTCAAGCATGCCAATAAAATAGGGGTCTCCGTTGACGGTGATACTGTCACCATCGTTGATAATGGTAGAGGGATCCCACAGGATGATATCCTAGACGTGTCCACCAACGAAATGATTTCAAGACCTGTTGCAGCGTGGACAAGAAACAATTCTGGTACGAGCTTTTCAAGTGAAAGAACGTCTATTGGCTCGCACGGACTCGGAGCAGCACTTGTAAATTATATGTCAACAAGTTTTGTTGGACACACGTGGCAGAATGGTAAATGCATTGAGGTAAATTGCCTCAATGGTGCTGAAACAATTGAGGCAAAAACCAAGAAGAAAGAAGGGCATGGCACATCTGTATCCTTTACTCCTGATTTCAGTCTTTTGGAAGTTAGTGGAGTATTAGAGCTTGATACTGTTGCTTTGGTTGAAGATAGGTTGACGTCTCTACAATTAGCATTTCCTGAAATTCAGTTCTCGTTCAATGGAAGCAAGATTAAGGTAACTGACCTCAAAAAGTATGCGGCGTTGTTTACTCCGCAAGATGCGTCCATCGTCGTTGAAAAGACAGACGACTTGTCGTTCTTCTTTGTAGCGTCTGATGACGGATTTCGTTCAAACAGCTTTGTCAACGGAGTGAATACACGCCAGGGCGGCGTCTATGTTGATTATATTGTCAACAATGTAATGGACGAACTCGGCGGAATGATTAAAAAGAAATACAAAATTGAAGTTGCTAAATCTACGCTGAAGAACGGAATTACCTTTGTAATGTTTGCGCGTGGTTTCACAAACCCAAAGTTTGACAGTCAGACCAAAGAGAGGTTGACCAATCCACTTGTAGATGTTCGGGAGCATTTTGAGAAATCAGGAGCGAAGCCTTTTCAACATATAGCTAAGAGACTGTTTGCAGCACACGACATTATCGAGCCAATCATTGCTGCTCAGATTGCAAAGAAAGAGCAGCAGGATCGACGTGAGGCACTTCAAGCACAGAAGAAACTCAAGAAGGTTAAAGTTGCAAAGCACATCTCTGCTTCTTCGCCTGACGCGACACTCTTCTTGACTGAAGGCCAATCTGCATCAGGTTTCTGCATCAAAGTTCGCGATCCGAAAATGCACGGAATGTATCCTTTGCGTGGTAAGGTAATGAACATCTGGGACATGAAGGCCTCAGACGTTTTGAAAAACAAAGAACTTAGTGAACTTGTTGCTGTCCTCGGACTAAACATTAACGATCCGAGTAGCGCTCAATTTGCTCACTATAAGAACATTGCGATCCTCGCTGATGCTGATAAAGACGGTGGACACATTGCTGCTCTTCTGGTAACATTCTTCTACAAGTTTTGGCCAAAACTGTTGGCTGATGGTCGGATCAGAATCACGCGAACACCTATTATGATCTCCACAAAGGGCAAGGAGACGTCATGGTTCTACACGTATAAGGAAGCTGAGGAATTCAAAAAGGATGTTACTAATGGATATGCACACCGATTCATAAAAGGTCTTGGATCTCTCGAAGAGAGTGAATATTCTGTGATTCTGAACGACCCAACAATGGATCAGGTTACTGTTGATGATGAAGGACTGTTTGAGGTGATGTTTGGCAATGACTCGAGCCTCCGTAAAAAGTTCATGTTGACATGAATAACCAACTGACAGACTTCTTTGAACAAGATGAACAAACACAGCGAAAGGATACTCCTCAAGTGTCAAAATCCACCGTTAAACCGTATCCTCTTTCCGCACTTGCCAGCAACGAGTGGAAAGATTACGCAATGTACACCATCGAGTCGCGCGCAATCCCAAACATGATCGATGGCATGAAGCCTGTCAATCGGTTTTATCTTTATTCGTCCATCAAAAATTCTAAGAAGGAATTTAAGAAGGTGTCTGCCGTATCAGGTGTGGTCTCGGGATATGGCTACAACCACGGCGAGACGTCTGCTGCTGCAGCGGGTCAGTTAATGGCAGCTGATTGGGCAAACAACATTTGTTTGATTCAAGGACGTGGTTCCTTTGGAACACGACTGGTTAATGATGCTGCTGCTCCACGATACACATATACGAAATTACACGACAACTTCGAGAAGTATATCAAGGATATCGACATTGCTCCTGTTCACAGTGACCCTGAGCACGAGCCTCCTGCATTCTACGTTCCGTCGATTCCTCTTGTTCTTGTAAATGGCATCAAGGGAATTGGTACGGGGTTCGCGACAAACATTCTACCACGCGATCCTATTGAGCTCGCACGCGCATGTGAAGAATATATCAATACAGGTGACATTGTTAATAAGGTCAATCTGAAGTTTCCTGATTTTCGAGGAACAGTGTCATATGACGTTGAGAATGATCGTTATGTCAGTCGTGGTATTTTTGAACGTAAGGGCAAGACCATCGTCACGATTACTGAAGTTCCCTACGGTTACGACAGAGAAAATTACGTGAAGATTCTTGATGTTCTTGAAGATAGGGACCTCATCGTTTCATACGACGATCTATGCGACAAGGACGGATTCAAATTTGAGGTCAAGCTCAAGCAAAGCACCTCATCAGGATGGAGCGATGAAAAGATTCTCACACAGTTTAAACTTGAGAAGATGTTCACAGAGAATCTTGTTGTGATCGATCATGATGGAAAGTTGCGCGAGTATAAAGACGAGCGACAGTTGATTAAGGACTTTTGTGACTATCGCAACACTGTAATCGAAAAAAGAATTGCAAAAAGGATCGAGGAGTGTGTTGAAGACACGAGATGGCTCAATGCTAAAATGCAATTTATTCAGGCGGTAATCGACAACAAGATCACGTTCAAGAATATGAAAAAAGACCGTGTGGCAAAACAAATTGTTGACAACACGTCTGCCAAAGACGAAGATGTTGACAAGCTACTAAGAGTTAATATGATGAGTCTTACTGATGAGATGGTCAAACAGCTCGATAAAGAATGTCAAGACGCAGAAGTTCAATTGAAGTTTTGGTCCAAGACAACCATCAAGAAGCAGTTTCTCAACGACCTAAATCAATTACAAACAAATTAGAGGAATTATAAAATGGTAACTGTAGAACTAACGTGCGATCAAGCAGATGGCATCATACTAGCAGATCTAAAATCTGTTGTTAGAGGGATTCTTGACGATCCGTGGGAATGTCACCACAACCTTGATGAGACATCTAGCTGTGTGGATGGATTTCTGAAAGTGATTGAGTACTACACAGTGTCGAAGGAGTATGAATATTTTGTTGAAACGTTGGATTTTAAAAAACTCAAAACAGTTTCGTCTTCGTCTGATAAAGTGGTAGGACGCGCAGAGGTTGTTGACATCACTGAAATGGAAGACGGTTCTGCAGTGGTAAATTTCAACGTCGATGTTGAAAATCAAGCGACGTTGATCGGAGAGGGATTCAAGTTCTTGATGATCAAAGCGGCACTTGGCAAAACAGATGACGAGATCATGAAGGCGTTCGATTGATTTACGAGGTTTACAACAAGCCTAAACGGATCGAGATTGCTTTCCTCGACAAAGCAATCTCGTTTGCGTGCGATTACCTGCATGTTGATGTTGATGTTGTGTTAGAATTTAAAAAACTTAAAAAGCACGTCTACGGTTTTTGCGATTACGAACAGGACGAAGTGGTCATTACTCTATCACAGCGACTGAACACAAATGACGTGGCGAGGACACTGTTCCACGAAATGGTTCACGTCAAACAGCACCATGATGGAAGGCTTGTACACGGACGTCCTAACACGTGGATGGGCGTTCCACACACAGAAATTTACGAGAATCTTCCATGGGAATTAGAGGCGTTCGACATCGAGAACAAAATGGTAGAGTTGTTTAGTGTTGATAATTGCACACCACTGTTGTCAACCACATAAAGGAGAACGTATATGTCGTCCCGTGCACAGCTTATGAAGCAAAAAGGATTGATCAGTCCTCCAAAATGGTTGACACCAAACATCCACTATGAAACCATTGCAGGCTCACAATCATATGGAATCAACTCAGACGATTCAGACATGGATATTGTCGGTTTTTGTATTCCTCCCAAAGAGGATGTGTTTCCTCACCTCGCAGGCATTATCCCAGGGTTTGGAACACAAAGAGACAAGTTCAATGTGTGGCAACAACATCATGTAACAGACAAAGAAACACGACAGGAATACGATTTTGCGATCTACTCTATTGTGTCCTATATGTCACTTGCAATGGACAACAATCCGAACATTCTCGATTCGCTGTTCACGCCTCAACGGTGTGTGCTGTTCTGTACCACTGTCGCACAGCTTGTTCGTGACAATAGAAAATCGTTCTTGCATAAAGGAAGCTATCAGAAGTTTAGAGGATATATGTTCAGCCAACTGCACAAAATTGGCACAAAGGCAAACTCTGCTAATGAGAAAAGAGCAGCAAACATTGCCAAGTTTGGTTTTTGTACAAAATTTGCAACACATACAATACGTCTCGGACTGCAATGCGAACAGATTCTTGTCGAGCACGATTTGGACATTGAATGTAATCGAGAAGTGCTTAAATCTGTTCGTCGTGGCGAATGGTCTTATGAAAGAATCAAAGAGTGGGCAACGCAGAAGGAACGACACCTTGATGACTTATATCAGAAGTCGACACTTCAGCAGGGCCCAGACGAGCAAGCAATCAAAGAATTGTTGATGAGCTGTCTCGAGCAACATTATGGCTCTCTTAGCACAGCGGTCAAGCGTGAAGTCCCTTTAGATCGCATGGTCAACGAGCTTCAAGCGGTCATCGACAAGTATAGTTAAATTTTATACTTGAGCATCGGATCGTGAGCCCATGTTATATCTGCAAATGTCAGATAACTGATAGCATCTAACTTTGTCATGTCAAACCATTCACCTTTCAACCGCTTGTAGCCAATGTCCTTGTGCAAGAATTTCTCTAATATGCGGACATTGTCCTCAGACACCTGTATAGTGTGATGCAAGTGTAGTGTTTCAGAGTTCCCTGTTTGCAATTGCTTCAGCCTTGCCTTAGGATTTTTGCTGAACCCTATTTTTTGCTTCGTCTCAGTCCCAATCGCGTAGATTTCCATCACATTCTCCAATAAAACAATATTTATTAGAGTTGACTTTTGATTGTAACCGTTTTATGTTGTGTAGGAACCGTAGAGGATACGTCAACGCATGACCTACACAAAAAAAACTTGCTCTGTATGTGGCCTTCGTTGTAACCAGTCTACAATGCGAAACGAAAAGGTTTATGTCGAGACAGGAAAGTCCAAACAAGGCCTTTCATGGGCAACGTGGATTGGAGCGATACTCGGAAATCAAAAGAGTCGCCGAGCAGTATGGACATGGATTTTTAATTCAGGCCAGAGAACCTATAGCAGAAAGAGAACTGTTTGGTTCTGCCAAAACTGCTAGAGCATGTATAACAACCTCGTTGACAAACATCCGCAGTCGAGGTAATAACAAGCATATAAAACAACATAGACGTGGAGTCGAAAAACAATGGTTGTAGTAGCTTCTATTAAATTACTGAAGGTTGGTGAACCTGATTCTGTGATTATGGCCAACACAATCACAGATGAAATTCGAGGCGTTGTAGACGTTGTTCACACCGCAAACCATGTAATTTTCAAATTCACAGATGTTAGACACGGCGGAACTTCTGAAGTTGCTTTCCGTGCTGATAGAGTGTTATCATACTACACCTTCTTCGAAGAGGAAGTATAAACACATGAAAATCGAACTCACGTCCGATTTTGATACAAACGTTGTTGAGAGGTTTGTCACCTTTTTGTGTTCAGAATTGGACATTGTACCACGAGAGCTGACGATCGCAACATATCGCATGTCTGATGCTGTAGGGATGTGCATTGATACGTCTCCAGACGAGTTTATCATTCTTGTTAATGAGGAAGAGAGACAACCGATTGACATTTTTGTCACAATTGCTCATGAGATGGTTCACGTGAAGCAGTACATGAAAGAGAATCTGGGGTGGTTTCTCGACAACCGATCTGATATTCCTTACATGAAACGGTGGTGGGAGGTGGAGGCTTACAAAGACTCTGTCACGTTGGTTGAAAAGTTTATACACACCATCCAAAAAAATTAAATTGAAAAATTCCAAGTTTATTTGTCGAACTTGGAATTTTTGTTATAAATAAGCTTATAATTCCATTAGAGAGAAGAAAATGAACATTCTACGAACATCGACATCACTGCAGTATGGGAGACCGAATAGTATCAATTCAGGTCGCATTCCATCCGTGAGTAATATAGCGAAGGCTGATTTAGAATAATAGAGTTTTTTATAAACATTTTTATTCTAAATCAGCCCTGATATTGTTATCAGGGTTTTTTTGTTTTAACGGTTGATGAAAAGGATCGTTGAGTATACTATGAACACTACGGACATCCAAAAAAAGAAGTTTGAAACAACACTACGACTTGGTATTTTTTAGAAATACCAACGCTCTTTAAATCTAACTGTATCCTATGATCTTAGAGAATTTTCTCGATGATAGATTGAAAGCAAAGTTTTTGAATATACACTGTTCAAAAACTTTGCGTGAGGCAATAATTGGTGCACTGCTCTTCAGATTGTGTGGTGGTTGTTGCCTTCTGCTTTCACCTACATTGTCTCTAATCAACAAACAACGTAACTGAAAACAGAAGAACTCGTGGTACTGCATACTGCAGCTAAGTCGCCACACTTGTGGTCGAGCCTACCCCGTTGGTAGACAGTCTCTTTGGCTGTATACGAATAGCATGACGCCAGATGTAGCTACCTGGAAGTGGACTATATAGTCAGTGACAATTAAACACGTTCGATTCGTGGTCATGCTCACTTATTTCCTGACGCTTAGCGTTGACGTGCTAGGCGTCATAGTGTAAAAAGATGTAGCAATCAAAAAAGGTAAAGGAACTAGACAATGATTCGGAACAAAATTGAAAAACGTGAAATCGTTTTGGACCTTACAGGGCCTGATGGCAATGCATATGCTCTAATGGGATATGCGAGAGACTTGGCAAAACAACTAGGGTTTGATCATGAGCTGATCATAAATGAAATGAAAAGTGGTGATTACGATAATCTCGTACTTACCTTTGATAGATACTTCGGACGTATCGTAACTTTGGAGCGTTAATATGGACGTTTATGAAACTAACGGCTTTGCGAATCGCGAAGAATATCTCGACACACTTGCAGAAGAGCATGGCCACATTGCTTTTGAACTTGCAGATCTTCTAGGTCCAACCGAAGACTTCGATGGGTTGGTCACGTCACTAGAAGATGTTGGTGACATGTGGTGATGTACTTTATTGTCAGTAGCGGAACAACTAAGAAAAATAAAATGTAGTCGTTGACAAAGCTGTACAAATAAGTTACAATGAACGTATCAGATAATAACACACTCTTTGAAACCAACTACAAACGTTGTTAGGTTGAAAGATGATTAAGTATGGATAGTATCCTGTAAACCTTAATTGAAATTCTTTCTGTTCTCTACTGCATGTTAGGTATAGTCTACTTGAAAGGTTCTGATTAGTCATTAGGTTACCAAAGTGGATTAACCTGATAGGAAGCAATCTTTGGACGTGCAGTGGAAAACAGAATAACGTTTAACAACAAAAAAATTCCAGCCTTGGTTAATGCAATGTCTCAGTTAAAAGCTGTTGTAAAGTGAAACACTACTTGGTAAACTCCCAGGATAGGTCAGAAAGCCAAAACCAACTTTAGGTCAAATTGCCCAAGTGATAGAATGTATTTAAAATTAGTAAATTAAAACACGGTAATGCATTGTGCATCTAAGTCGCCATCCGGTAGAGCCAACCACAACCATTCCAATGTAGAAGAACTGGTAAACTCACCAGACGCGAAAGCACTGTAGGTTCGAGTCCTACCATTGGAGCCAAAATTCAATAATATATATTGACACGAAAAGTTTAACACAGAACATTATATTAAGAAGTAATAATCGTGGTCCTTTCGTCTAATTAATAACGGACCATTAGCTCAGTTGGTTAGAGCAGCGGACTTTGGACAGAGGATTTTAAGTCCTGTGAAGTGCGAATCTTCTATGTCAACAGTAATCCGCGTGTCCTAGGTTCGAATCCTAGATGGTTCACCAATAATTGATGTGGAGGAGGTTGAGATACTTTTTGTCAATACCAAATAACGGAAGATGATTTAATCTGGTGATTAAGACTGATTGCTAATCAAATCGTGGAGAAATCCATGGGGTTCAATTCCTCCTTCTTCCGCCAATAACAAAGTATATTTTGCTCTTGTTTAGCTCAGTTGGTAGAGC